CCATTCCAGACACCCTTGTGAATCTGACAGACCTCTATTGTTCCTCTTGTCCAAAACTCACTTCCATTCCAGATACCCTTGTGAATCTGACAAGACTCTTTTGTTCCTCTTGTCCAAATCTCACTTCAATCCCAGATACCCTTGTGAATCTGACAAGACTCTTTTGTTCCTCTTGTCCAAATCTCACTTCTATTCCAGAAACTCTTGTGAATCTGATATATCTTGATTGTAACTCTTGTCCAAATATCACTTCCATTCCAGATATCTTTGTGAATCTGACAGACCTCTATTGTTCCTCTTGTCCAAAACTCACTGTCATTCCAAACACCCTTGTGAATCTGACAGAACTCTATTGGTGGGATTGTCCAAAACTCACTTCCATTCCAGACACCCTTGTGAATCTGACAAAACTCAATTGTAGAAATTGTCCAAAACTCACTTCCATCCCAGACACCCTTGTGAATCTGACAAAACTCGATTGTAGAAATTGTCCAAAACTCACTTCCATTCCAGACACCCTTGTGAATCTGACAGAACTCGATTGTAGAAATTGTCCAAAACTCACTTCCATTCCAGACACCCTTGTGAATCTTACAGAACTCAATTGTTCTGGATGTCCTTGGATCAATTCACTTTATAATCCCAAATATGAGAAAAACGTGAAGAAGTTCAAGGAAGACTATGATTCTCTTCTTTCATCTACTCTTTATCCCTTTCTAACGCGAAAAATTGTGAAGTTTCTCATCCCGATAGAAATCTAAATTGAATTTTTTTCAAAGATTCTTTGAAAAATAATAATGTGTGTTATCTGTAGAAATGAATATGACCCTGAAATGGAAAGCCTCATGTGTGATGGTTGCCAAACTCTCACTTCCATTCCAGATACTCTCATCAACATAACACTACTTGATTGTAACAATTGTCCAAATCTAACTTATATTCCAGACACCCTCATCAATCTAACCAAAATCTACTGTTCTCGCTGTCCGAAGCTCACTTCCATTCCAGACACCCTTGTTAATCTAAGAAGTCTTTATTCCTCTTGTTTAAGAATCACTTCTCTTCCATCAACCCTTGTTAATCTCACATATCTTTATTGTTATTTTTGCCCAAGACTCACTTCGATCCCGTCTTCATTTGTGAATCTTATTTGGCTTAATTGCTCAAATTGCCAAAATCTCACCTTCATTCCAGATACCTTTGTGAATTTGATACATCTCAATTGTTGGAATTGTACAGCCCTCACTTCTCTTCCGAATACACTCATCAATCTAACGGATCTCCTTTGTTACGATTGTACAAAGCTTACTTCACTTCCAGACACATTTGGAAATCTAACACAACTTCATTGTTCTCGTTGTCCAAAACTTACTTCTATCCCAAACACACTTATCAATTTAAGATCTCTCTCTTGCTCTCGTTGTACAAATCTCGTTTCTACACCATTTCTTAATAACGTAAGATATTTAAATTGTGCTCATTGCCCTTGGTTGAACTCTCCTCACAATCCTGACTATGAAGAGAATGTGAGGAAGTTTAAGGAAGATTACAAATCTCTCCTCGTAAATCCTCTTCTCTTTTCTCTTCTCGTTCAAAATATCACCAAGTTTCTGGTTCCAATCGAAATCTAAATTGAAATTTTTTTCCAAGAATGTGAAAAAAAATAACTATGTGTATTATCTGTACCAATGAATATGATCCTGAAACTTTGACACAACTCTATTGTTTTGGTTGTCCAAAACTCACTTCCATTCCAAACACCCTTGTGAATCTGACAAGACTCTATTGTTACGATTGTCCAAATATCACTTCCATTCCACATACCTTTGTGAAACTTACATATCTCAATTGTAACAATTGTCCAAAGATCAGGTCCATTCCAAATACCTTTGTGAAACTTACATATCTCAATTGTAACAATTGTCCAAAGATCAGGTCCATTCCAAATACCTTTGTGAATCTGACAGAACTCGGTTGTTCCGGATGTAGGAAGTTCGCTGCTATCCCAGATACACTTGTAGTTCTGAGAGTACTTAATTGTTCTGGGTGTCCGAAGCTCGCTGCTATCCCAAATACACTTGTAGTTCTGAGAGAACTCAATTGTTCTGGATGTCTGAATCTCACTACCCCTCCGCATACCCTTGGGAATCTGAGAGAACTCAATTGTTCTGGATGTCCGAAGCTCACTTCCCCTCCGCATACCCTTGGGAATCTGAGAGAACTCATTTGCTCTGGATGTGAGAATCTCACTACCCTCCCAGCGTTTGTAGCTCTGACATATCTCGATTGTTCCGGATGTAAGAAGCTCACTTCTATTCAGAACACTCTTGTGAATCTGACAAGACTCATTTGTTCTGGATGTCCAGAGATCGCTAATATCCCGAGCACGTTTTTGAATCTGACAAGACTCATTTGTTCTGGATGTCAGAAAATCGCTAATATCCCAAGCACTCTTGTGAATCTGACAGAACTCGATTGTTCTGGATGTCCGAGGCTCGCGGCTATCCCTGACACATTTGTGAATCTGACAAGACTCGTTTGTTCCTCTTGTCCAGAGATCACTGATATCCCAGACACCTTTGTGAAACTGACATATCTCAATTGTAGCTATTGCATTAATACAGAGTTCATTGATATCCCAGACACATTTGTAGCTCTGGTAGGACTCAATTGTGAAGGGTGTAAATATCTCACTGATATCCCACATACACTTGTAGTTCTGGCATATCTCGATTGTAGTTATTGTCCAAGTATAACTGATATCCCAGAAACCCTTGTGAATCTGACAGACCTCGATTGTTATAATTGTCCAAAGCTCACTTTCATTCCAGATACCCTTGTGAATCTGGCAAACCTCAATTGTAACTATTGTCCGAAGAAGCTCCTTGATATCCTAGACACACTTGTGAATTTGGCAAACCTCAATTGTGAAGGGTATTATTGTTATCACGTTACTTATTGTGCTAAAAGATACCTTTAGCGCGTCACAGCCCCCCTTGGCAGTCTCCTTGACAGAGTTCCGCCTCCATCTCATAAATGTATATAAACCGTTGCATTTTCTTACGTTTCGTCCCCAAAATTGATTCTACTGGTTGGAAAGATACCAGTCCTCCTTCGACATATACCACAAAGAATACAATGTGAATCTGACAGAACTTGATTGTAAAAATTGTCCAAAACTTACTTTCATTCCAGATTCCTTTCAGGAAATAATGTTGCAATTGCGTGAATCTTAAGGAGAATTTGCATATATGTCAGTCATTTGCCATACTTGGATTCTGTACATAATCCTGAGTATTAAGCGCTTTGAGAAAGACTATGATAGTCCAACTGAAAAGATTGTCAAGTATCTCATACCAAAAAAAATGAAAAATAAACAAAGTACAACAAGTATTTGATATGAGTGATTTGTTTGTTTCAAAAATGGAACTAATTCGTGAAAACGGGTTGATCCCCTTTTTCAGTATGGTTGATACTGGAAGGAAAGGATCCTTCAACCCGCGTGAGTTCGTCAAAATGTATGATATAATCTTTTCAATCATCGACAAGAATCGCGGAGACGTTTCGCGACTGGTTGAAAATTTCACTTCAAATTTGGAATACTATATTTGTAAGTATCTAATTCCGAAGATGAATGTAGAAAATGGAATGTTCCTCGAGTGCTGGACGACGAATTGGAACAATAGTAAGCTCGTATTTAAGGGCCTTTGTAAGATCTACATGTTTGTTGAACAGTTTTTGAAGACGAATGAGAAACTGCACATTCTTTGCATCAAGATCTATCGGGATCTGGCCTTCTCCTCTTACTCTGATCGAGTCTTGGAGATCTTGTTCCAAGACATAACCAAGAATCGTGAGAAGGCTTATGTTGACACACAACTGATCACCAACGGAATTAAAGTGTTGTTGGATTTTGGGGATGAATGTGACAAGAAAAATCCCCTTGTCTTTTATGAATCGTTGTTTCTTCCCAAGTTTTTAGAGCAGACAATGTGCTTTTACACAAGGCACTCACAGTTTCTCCTTGAAAAGAAGTCAATGTCTGAATATATTGAGGAAGTGAACAGCATCCTAATCTTTGAGACAAATTGTGTCTACACATTCTTGCATCCCACTACGAAAAATCCCCTTCTTGAAGTATGCTACAATACTCTCCTGCAGACTCCAAAGAAGCGAATTTTCGATGAAATGATTCCATTGTTCCAGAAAAATGCAACTGATGTTCTTACAAAGTTGTACAATGTCTATAACGGTCATCCTGAAGATTTGGCGACGATGGCAGAGAAGATGGGAAAATACATTTCAACTCTCGGTACAGAATACGTTGGTTTGAAAACAAATTATGAATTGGTTAATTCCTTGATTGATTTGTACAATCGTTTTACCGATTTCACCAAGAACTGTTTCGACCGGAATCCTGTATTCATAGTTGCGATTCGGAATGCTTTTATCAAGTTCATTGACCAAAATGATAAGTTCACCAAGCTACTCGCTACGTTTTCAAATGACATTCTTGTCAAGAATAGTAAGATTCTGAACAAGAACATTTCAATTGAAAGCGTGATTGATAGCATCGTTCACCTTTATGGATTCATCACAGATAAAGATGTGTTTGAACACACTTATCAAAATCTGCTCGCGAATCGCCTACTCCTCAACCTTTCAGAGTCCGAAGACAATGAGAAGATGGCAATCGCCAAATTCAAGATTCAGTGCGGATACCAATGGACAAGTCGTCTTGAAATGATGTTCAAGGACACACAAGCCAATAAGGAGATGCAAATGGATTTCAGGAAGCTTTGCACTTCAAAGGATATCGAGTTGAGAGTGAACGTGTGCACAACTGGTCACTGGCCTCACAGCAAAACTATTCAAGGAAAGATTCCTGAAATGCTGATTCCGATTTGCAAGAAATATGCTGACTTCTATCACAGCACTCATTCTGGACACAAGATTCAATGGAGGTGGGATCATGGACAGGCTGAAATTCAGGCACAATTTAACAAGGATGTTCGTCGAACTCTCATGGTAACAACTTATCAGATGCTGATTTTGTTGGTTTTCAACACCACTACGCAACCGATCTCATTCCAACAAATCGTTGACGTGACTGGAATTCCCGCTGAAGAACTTCGGATGCACCTTCTAAGTTTAGCGCATCCTCAAGTCAAGGTTCTACTTAAGAAACCTAACGTGAAGGTTCTTGAGTTGACTGATCTATTCATTGTAAATGCTCAGTTCACAAATACTCTACTTCGCGTTACAATCCCATTGTTGACCGAAACCAAGCTGGAGGCGCAAATTGAGGAAGACGAGAGCATCAATTCGCAGAGGCAGTGGATCATTGATGCAACCATTGTGCGCATCATGAAAACACGTAAGCAAATCCAACATGCACTATTAGTCTCAGAAGTTATCACACAGCTCATTGTTCGATTCCAACCAAATCCTGCTCTCATTAAGAGATGCATTGAAAGCCTCATTGAACGAGAATTCATTTGCCGAGATAATGGAGATCGTAGTCTGTACAACTATTTGGCGTGAAAAATACCCTTAAATAAGTGTTAATAACACTTATTTATCATTTGCTTTTCAGTATTGTATTCAAACAAGTATGATGGTGTTTAAAAATTTTAAATTCATGATATGAATTGTCCTTTTTGTTTTGATCGAATAGTTAATGAGGTTAAGTTACCCTGTGGACACCTTTACTATAATACATGGTTTACATCTCAAATTAATGAAGGAAAAATAGAACTAAAATGTGAAGTTTGCGATGCACCAGCACAGTTGGATTTCCTTCTAACTTTTCTATCTTCAAAAGTATTCGAGATTTAAGGCAGAGAATGAGCTGAATATTAAATATGATTCAATAACCCTTGATTACGTCAGATGTAAAAACTGTCCTAAGTGTAACATATGGATGTGATCACATGCAATGCATAAATTGCAATCATAATTTCTGGTGGAGAATCGAGACCAGACAGTCTGTATCAAAGATGGAGAGATAATGATGCTTTGCCTTGTCAGAGGAGACTTGCAGAACATGAAATAGAAATACGCGATCAAGTTCGACGTATTGAGATAGAAGATGGTCAAAAGATACACGGAAATGTACAATGCAAGACGAAGAGCGTCACGTCGGCGACAATCTCTGATAATTGCATTTAGCATTGTGCGTCGTTTGTTCAAATAAAGAATACTCGTTTCAACTTGCATTGATCACAAAATAATTCTAAGTTGGAATTGATTTCTCATTTCCTCGTACAAAAAATTGTAAAGTATCTCGCTAATGTTGTTATACAATAAAAAATGGGGATTATTCAACACGACATCTTCAACTGGCAATTCGGAGATATCACGGATACATACCTTTCTCTACGTTGCCCAATTGATATTGTCAAAACAATTGTAGTTGGTGAAGTAATGTATAATGTATCAGCATCAGTCAATAGGTATTTTAACTACACTAAAACCAATTGTCAACCAATCGAGTCTTTCCGAGTTTCGATAACTGTTAATTCAGCAGGTCTGTCGAATCCTTATATGATGATATTCAATCATCTCAAAGAAGGAATTGTATCGTATACCGATAATTGAGAAATCTTTTTTTATTCTCTTTAATAAATGTGTTGGAATTGGCAAGTGTCTCTTACAACATGGTTAGTATGTCTTGCGTCTGGAATATTCTTGATAAGACGCAATAAACCTTATGATATCACATTGGGATGCTTAATTTTAGCATACTCATCAATGCAACTTTGGGAAACTTTCATGTGGTGGGATCAAGGATGTGGGACGCTAAATAAGGTTGGAACAATGGGTGCGTATTTCGCACTCTGGTCTCATGTTATGGCTATTGGTCTCGGGTTGTACTTGGAGAAGAGGACTCCTATACCTCTTATCATAGGTGCTGGTCTCATGATATTCGCAATCGTCAGATCGTTCTTCATTAAGTTTGGATGTAGCAAACCTTCTGGAACATGTCATCTCAAATGGGGCTTCGATCCAAACTATTACATGCTGATATTTGGCATGTGCGTGTTGATATCTTTGATTTACGTCAAACCGCTTACCAAAGGAATTATAGTGTCTATGATGTTCATTGTGACCTTACTCTTATCAATGTTTTATTCAAAGTCTAGCGTGGGTACAATGTGGTGTTTTATCGCTGCAATTTTCGCTCCTATTTTTATTTTAATCTAAATTGAATTTTTTTCCAACTCTGAAAAAAATAGTAATGTGTATGTAATTACGATCTTGAAATGACAGAACTTGATTGTCAATATTGTGATATTGCATTCATTCCAAACACCCTTGTGAATCTAACGGAACTCAATTGTGCTTCTTGTCCAAAAATCACGTTAATCTCACAGAACTTGGTTGTCAAAGGCTCGCTTCTGTCCCAAATACCCTTATTAATATCACAACACTTAATTGTTCTCATTGTCCAAAACTCACTTTCATTCCATCATCTCTTGTTAATATGACGAGACTCGATTGTTGGGATTGTCCTTGGTTAAACTTATAAAATCCTGTTTTTCAAGGAAAACGTGAAGAAGTTCAAGGAAGACTATGATTCTCTTCTTTCAACTACTCTTTCTCCCTAATTGTGAAGTTCCTAATCCCGATAGAAATCTAAAAATGAAATTTTTTTCAGAAATCTTGAAAAAAATAATAATGTGTATCATCTGCCGAAATGAATATGATCCTGAAACTTTGACAAAACTCGATTGTCGGTATTGTCCAAAACTCACTTCCATTCCAAACACCCTTGTGAATCTAACAAGTCTCAATTGTTCCTCTTGTCCAAATCTCACTTCCATTCCAGACACCCTTGTGAATCTGACAAAACTCGATTGTTATAATTGTCCAAAAATCACTTCCATTCCAAACACTCTTGTGAATCTGACAGAACTCTATTGTGTCTCTTGTCCAAAACTCACTTCCATTCCAGATACCCTTGTGAATCTGACAGGACTCTATTGTGTCTCTTGTCCAAAACTCACTTCCATTCCAAATACCCTTGTGAATCTGACAGTACTCAATTGTAGAAATTGTCCAAAACTCACTTCCATTCCAGAAACCCTTGTGAATCTGGCAAAACTCTTTTGTTGGAATTGTCCAAATCTCAATGCCATTCCAGACACCCTTGTGAATCTGACAAAACTCGATTGTAGAAATTGTCCAAAACTCACTTCCATTCCAGACACCCTTGTGAATCTGACAGGACTCTATTGTTCTGATTGTCCAAAACTCACTTCCATTCCAGATACCCTTGTGAATCTGACAGAACTTGAGTGTTCTGGTTGTCCTTGGATCAACTCATCTCATAATTCCGACTATGAGGAAAACGTGAAGAAGTTTAAGGAAGACTATGATTCTCTTCTTTCATCTACTCTTTATCCCTTTCTAACGCGAAAAATTGTGAAGTTTCTAATCCCGATTGAAATCTAAATTGAATTTTTTCAAAGAATTTTGAAAAAATAATAATGTGTATCATCTGTAGAAATGAATATGACCTTGAAACTTTGACACAACTCAATTGTTCTGGTTGTCTGGACATCACTTCCATTCCAGAAACCCTTGTGAATCTGACAACACTCGATTGTGATTATTGTCCAAATCTCACTTCCATTCCAGACACCCTTGTGAATCTCCGAAAATCACTTCGATTCCAGACACTCTTATCACTCTAACAAGTCTCAATTGTTCTGGTTCAAATCTCACTTCCATTCCAGATACCCTTATCAATTTAAAATATCTTTATTGTACTTTTATTGTCCAAGACTTTCTTACGTACCAAATACTCTGTATAAACTGATAGACTTCGATTGCAAAGGATGTGGGTGTCTGGAACTAAGTTCAAGGAAGATTACGTATCGCTTCTTTCAACTCATTTAATTTCTCCATTTCTGGTGAAGAAGATTGTCAAGTATCTCACACATTTAAAATTATTTTCCAAGTATATTATAGAATAAATTGTAGAATAAATTATTTTTTCAAAGAATTTTGAAAAAATCTATTTACAGGAATAGCGATACTTTTAAAATGATCCAAGTGTGCAGTATAGATATTGGAAAGAAAAATTTCGCATTCTGTATTGAAGAATTCGATTCGAATGAATTTTCCAAAATAAAGAATATTGTACCTTCAAAAAGATACAATGAAGATGGCACTCCAACTCTTGCAATGACCAATATTCTGAATCAAGTGTATGCGAACGGGCAGATAATCTTGTATAAGAATGTTGATCTGACGCAAAATTGTGATTCAAAAAAGAAGTTGGATCCTGAAACGTATCATAATATGATTGATGTACTTGACAAGTATCTCCCTTATTTTGACAAGTGTTCAGTGTTTCTGATTGAAGAGCAAATGTCATTTGGAAAACGGATCAATACAATGGCACTTAAACTTGGACAGCATTGTTACTCTTATTTCACAATCAAGTATGGAAGAATGAAAACAGTTCTTGAATTCCATGCTTACTATAAGACTCAAATTCTTGGCGCCCCGAAAGTAAAGGGTGTTGGAACTCGATGGAAGTCGATGGAAAAACCTCAAAGAAAGAAGTGGAGTGTTAACCAAGCTATTGAAATATTAACCTGTCGAGGTGAAATGGATATTTTAGATACTTTAACATCAGTATCGAAAAAAGATGATTTGGCTGACGTTCTCAACCAACTTCAAGCAATGAAGTATTTAGTCTACGTTGACAAAAAACTGTAATTTAGCGCTTGTGAAATTGCTAATTTGGAACATCAACTTCATCTTTTGAAGACGTAACTCGTATTGCTTGGTGACGAAATCCTGAAGAGGAGGATTTTCTTGGAAAACTATATTTAAAACTTGATCGAATGGGTTCGTCATCTGTTTCAAGTAATACATCAGATCAAGACTCAGAGATTCTGTGTGCTTTGAAAAATATTCTGATGATTCAATTTTGAGGAACTGTTTTGCTTTATGCCCTCCTGATGTCGTGATTACATATTCTAAACGCGATCCTGCTGCTACGAGTTGGCCTCTCCGACGCATCTTCTCTGCCAATTGAGCTTGTGCTGGAAGTCTTTCAAGATATATTTCTATATTTTTAAAGTGTTGTTCTGAATTGTAACTTTTCTCTTCATCACTTAATTTGATTGTATAATCACCAACTTTGTAACATAGTTTACCCTTATCATTTTTGGTCTCTCTTGGGATCATGTCTTTCGTATCACCAACTGATTTACTGATTACGAAATCTTTCAAAGGGTATGTATGGCTACACAAGTTGTTAATCTCGTTTAGAATGTAAAATAGAATAGCATCTGAATTGGCTTTCTCAAAAACCATCATAATGATTTTCTCATACACTCTTCTTACAAATATGCAATTATCACGTCTCTGTAACAAGACTCCTTTCTTTACAATTTCATCTGAAATTTTTCCATCTTTTCCGCACGCCAAAGACATGTAGCGCTTCTTTGTGAGAATAAAGAACTTCCAATAGATAACTTCTTCGAAGGCAAGATTTATTGGCTTTGGGAATAGACTTGAAACCTTTTTCGAAACCATTTCAGAATGTTCCCAGCATTCTTTAGCGGTATTTAAGTGGGGGAAATTGATATAGTTAGAATCCGTGTTATGAACTACGAGCTGTCCAATCCCTGCCGAAAAATGATGACGTTCAGTCTCCAGATCGTAAACGTATTCATATGTAGGTGGAAGTTCCCATATCTTTTTAATACCTAAAGGATTCTTTTCTTGGTCTCCTTTTGTAGCGGTAAGATGGGTTACGCCTAGTTTATCCTCTCTGTTATTTAGACTAACATCATATCCCAAACGATTTAGAATGTAGTATAACCCTGCAGATCCAATATCACTTTGCGCGTCACTATTCCCGTCATAATATCCTCTGTAAAAGACACTTAAATCATCAATGTGTGAATCATACATTTCGTCAGGAACAATCTTATTTTTGTACTTATCATAAAACATGGCTCTCCATTCTTGGACAAAAGAATGTACATCCTCTTTTACAACTAACTTATACGACTTCATTGTTTCCAGAATTCTAAATGAATGCAACGTAAAGTATTTTTCAAGTTCCTTTTTTGCCTTGTTAATGAACTCCAAATTTGTATTGTTAATAGTCCAACTACTAGTTCCACAAGAACCTTCAGCCATAAACAACCCCTTTGCATAAGGACAGTTAATTCTGGTTGTACCCTCATAAATTGGAAGAGGATGATGAAGTAGAGATTGCCCCACCTTTATTTCAGATGGACGAACTACTCTCAGTTCAGGATCAAGAAGGGAATGATCTTCAGTAACTGTTACAAGTCCAGTGTGAGTGAGAATACGGTACAGCTTTTTATGTGTCTTATGTCTAATAACCTTTTTCACCTTTGTAAAACCAGTATCAGACCATACTTCAAATGGAGGATCATAGTAAAATTCTTTATCGTCGTTTTCGGAAAACAACACTTCTGGTAGATTGTCGATAGTTCGATAAAGTACTTTACCTTGATACTTAATGAGGATAGGGGTTCCTCCAACAACACTATCTCCATATATAAGCTTTCCTCCAAAATCTTCCTGAATACTTTTTGCTGCTTTTTGAACAGCAAGCCTTCCCATATACGTGGTGCACATCGCACCGGGCATAAATGGTAATGATCCTCGAGTAACACCCATTGCACCATAAGCAGAGTTTGCAGACACTTTAAGAGCAAGCTGTCTTTGGTTCAGCACCTCTGCATATGTTTTAACATTGTTGTACTGAGGATCATTCTCTTGCATCTTTTCAAGTAATAATTCTTGAACCTTCATCTCTTTCTTAGTTATTTTACGGGTGTCGAGGAGATGAGTAAGAATCTCTGGAATCACTCCCATTGGTTCTTTCAACCATCGATAATTTCGATGCGCGCACATAATATGCTTTGGTTTACTCTTTTGCAGATCAGATCGTTCCTTTCGAAACGGCCGAGTTTCATCAGTTATCTTTTTAATTTCATCCGCAAATTTTTCCTTACAATATTTATTAATAGATTTGTCACGTTCAACTCGAACTCCCTTAAGTAAGGCTTCCTTCTCTTTTATAATCTTGTTAAGTTGTGCTTTCCGAATCTCTTTTGGATCGTGTTCGCAACCTTGATGGTCCCACCAATCCATATTATGACACATTCGATCAGGAATTGCATCGTCAGTAACAAGAGTAGAGGGACATATGTTATAAGCGATAATGGTTGTTGGATAAAGTGATGAAAAATCAAAAGGTGATACTTTCTCATACAAACCAGCTTTCGGAGGGAATACAGTTGCCCCTACATAGTGTTCATCATCTTTTGTAATGTATCCATCCTTTTCAACCACGATATTTTCATGTGTACACTTCCTGTACACTTGTGAAAATACCTTTATCTGCTGACCTTGAGTATAAAGTGCAAAAATTGGAACATTCGTAACCTTTGCCATCTCACAAAGAGCAACCCATGTGGTTAAAGTCTCAAACAACCGAATAACGAGTTCACTATCTTTAACGCAGTATTTTCCAACTATTGACAGCGCTCTCGCTCCCTTTGGACCGCCTTTCATTCCAAGGCGATAACATTTGAAAATGCCTTTGGCATTGAGAGGGTCCTTTGTCATCCCCTTGAGAAAATAAGAAGCAATGGTCTCAAGTCTGTAATTACTCATCTTGTAATCCCGTCGAACAAGAGGCAAAAGATCTACGAATAACCTCCCTTCCGCATCGAGAAATTGAAACTTCTGATTCTTGTAGGCAGAAGAATTCCACTCAATAAGCTTTTCATTTGCAACACCGTATTTGTCAAACCCTTGTCTGTTGAAGTCAAAACAATTTAAAAGTTTTGAACGGGCTATCATATAAGGAATATCGAATGTAAAGATATTATAGCCGATAATAATATTTGGTTGAAATTTTTGAATTATATTAACAAATCCTGACAACAGATCAGATTCGATTTCAAACATCGTTACTTCAATATTATCATCCAACAACGAAAAGTCAACACTTCCAAGTGTGAGGAGATGACGTCTGTAAGTGTCAGGCTTATCCCCTTGTCTTGCGAATACACAAGAAATTTGGAATATCTTGTCCAGTGGCCTGTCAGCATTCGGCATTGCATTCACAAAACTGGAATTTGCCTCGATATCATACCCCATGATTAAAGGATACGCAATCTCGTTCGTGTCAATCGGAAAGAGGTTTTTCCACTTGACAATAAACTCGTGATCACACCGAGTAATCATGTCGTCATCGCATACTCGATTTCCAGTGAATTTTATCCACCCTGCTGTCGGGATTTTTCGGAGACTTGTAAGTTGCAAAATGGGAGAAGCGTTATATTCGTGTATTTTGATTGTAAAGCTTCCAATGCTTGATAACCTCAACGGATACCTTGATATCCTGATTAGGTGTCCAATATCATCTTGATGCGCAAAGCTACACATCAAGTAAGGATACAAGCGTCTTTTAAATTTTTCATCCAGATTCGCTCCGTACAACTTCTTTTTCATGATTAACCGTTTTTCCAACGGGCTGTGTTCTTTCATCATAAAATCGAGCTTCGTACCAAGCATTTGAGCTTTTGTAACATCCCATTCAACTACGTTTGGTAATTCGACATATACATAAGGCGTAAAGTTGTTCACAATAATACACACATTCTCATTCTTTTTATTCAAGCCATAGATCCGAATACATGTTTGATTCTTTTCCTTTTCGTCAATATGCCAAGAATAACTAAAAAATTCGCTCGTTTCCATTTCTATTATTTTATTTTGTTTTCTGTCTAAAAATTTCAATTTTAAAAATTTCAAACTCTTAGAACTTAATTGCTCGCTCCTAAAATTGAATTTTTTTCAAAGAATTTTTGAAAATACAAAATGTGTATCATCTGCCGAAATGAATATGACCCTGAAACTTTGACAGAACTCTATTGTTCTGGTTGTCCGGACCTCACTGTCATTCCGGATACCCTTGTGAATCTGACAATACTCTATTGTCCAAAACTCACTTTCATTCCAGATACCCTTGTGGATCTGACAAAACTCGATTGTAGAAATTGTCCAAATCTCACTTCCATTCCAGATACCCTTGTGAATCTGACAGCACTTGATTGTTCGAATTGTCCAAATCTCACTTCCATCCCAGATACCCTTGTGAATCTGACAGACCTCATTTGTTCCTCTTGCCCAAATCTCACTTCAATTCCAGATACCCTTGTGAATCTAACAAGTCTCAATTGTTCCTATTGTCAAAAACTCACTTTTCCGGATACCCTTGTGAATCTGACAACACTCGATTGTTCCTATTGTCCAGACCTCACTTCCATTCTATCTTCATTAGAAAATATTTTTAATCTTGATTGTCAACATTGTCCTTGGCTAAATTCGTCTTATAATTCTAATTATCACGAGAATGTGAGGAAGTTCAAGAAAAACTACGATTATCTCCTTTATTCCCTTCGCTTGTTCGCGTCATCACCAAGTTTTTGGTCCCAATCGAAATAAATTGAAATTTTTTCAAAGATTCTTTGAAAAATCAATAATGTGTATCATCTGTAGAAATGAATACGATTCTGAATTAATAGAACTTGATTGTGGTCATTGTCAAAATATAACATCTATTCCAGATACCCTTGTCAACTTAACAAGACTCTATTGTAACTCTTGTCCAAATCTCACTTTCATTCCGGACACTCTTATTAATTTGACTATACTTTTTTGTCCTGCTTGTCCAAGTCTCACTTCGATTCCTGATGGTCTCATTAATCTCATAGAACTTAAATGTTATGATTGTCAAACTCTCACTTCGATTTCTCCAAATCTCGTTAATCTCATTCAACTCAATTGTTCTTATTGTCCAAATCTCACGTCAATTCCACCAACTCTTGTGAATCTCACTCGACTCGTTTGTTACGATTGTTCAAATCTCACTTCCATTCCAGACACTTTTATCAACTTAACATATCTTTACTGTACAAAGTGTCCAAATCTCACGTCAATTCCACACACTCTTGTTAACCTCATAAAACTATGTTTCGATTGCCCAAATCTCACTTCTATTCCACCAACTCTCGTGAATCTGACAGGACTCAATTGTTCTGGTTGTAAAAATCTCACCTCCATTCCAGATACGCTTGTGAATCTGACTGAACTCGATTGTTCTTATTGTCCAAATCTCACATTCATTCCTGATACATTCGTGAATCTCATACAACTCATATGTGTCTATTGCCCAAGACTCACTTCAATTCCATCTTCATTAGAAAATATTTTTAATCTTGATTGTCAACATTGTCCTTGGTTAAATTCGTCTTATAATTCTAATTATCACGAGAATGTGAGGAAGTTCAAGAAAAACTACGATTATCTTCTTTCATCTCCTTTATTCCCTTCGCTTGTTCGCGTCATCACCAAGTTTTTGGTCCCAATCGAAATAAATTGAAAATTTTTTTGGAAAAGAAATCAAAATATGCCTTTTGATTTCAACACCTATATACCTTATAATATAAACCTGAATGAATATTCGTCTGAAGCTATTTCGAATATGATTCAAAAAATGAATGAGAAGAAAGTTTACACAATTGTAAGCTTTACAAAGGAATTTCACATCTTTCCTTCACGTCTTTCTGTTTACACAGAGTATGTAAGGATGGTGAAGCTAGAAAACTTTCAACGAAACAAGGAATTTGAGATTGAGATGAGGAGCAAGCGTGAGAGGAGTGATTCTGGAGTTCAAGTATTCACGTTGCTTATGAGTGACAAGCCGGATGGAGGAAACTTCACTTGTAAATATAACTGTCATTACTGTCCAAAGGAGCCTAATATGGCCCGTTCTTATTTGAGTAAAGAGCCAGCTGTCAGACGAGGGCATGCTGTTGGTTGGGATCCGGTTGAGCAAATTTTTGTTCGATTCCAAGCTTACATTGCAACTGGACAGGTTTCTGCATTTGAAAAGGAAATTGTCAAGGGAGAATTTATTTTGGAAGGGGGAACTTTCTCAAGTTATCCAGAAAAATATTGTGATACTTTTATGCGAGATATTTACTATGCTTGCAATACAATTTATGATGCAGTTCCGCGAAGGGAGCGCATGAGTCTCGAAGAGGAAATGAAAATCAATGTATCGTGTGTGGGAATTCGTGTAATTGGAATGTCAATTGAAACTCGACCAGACAATATTAATCGTGAACTTCTCTATCGTCTTCGAACGTATGGAGTTACAAAAATTCAGATTGGCGTTCAACATACGGATGATGAAATTCTTCGATTTGTGAATCGAGGATGCTACGATGCAGACACCCGTCGTTCAATGAAAGTGATGCTTTCAAACGGTTTCAAGGTCCAGATCCATCTAATGCCTGATCTTCCAACCTCATCTCCTGAAAAAGATGTTGAAATGTTTAAGCAAGTCTTTTCAGATTCGGAATACGGGTTTGACCATTTGAAAATATATCCTACGATGGTTGTCCCATACACCCGTATCAAGAAATGGTATGACCAAGGCACTTACAAGCCATACGGGGATGATCATGAAACGATTCTGAATGTACTGGTGAATGCAACACAATCCTTCATTTCAAATGAAAGGTACGATATTCGAATTGAGCGTGTAGTTCGTGATTTTGACCATTCTGATATTGAAGGCGGAACTTCCGACACTGGAATGGGTGACGTACTAACAACAACTTGTATCAATCGTGGTATCTTTTGTTGCTGCATTCGTTGCCGAGAAATCAAGGGTCAAAAAATCAAGGATGAACCTATTCTTGTCCGACGTGACCGAGTTAAATGTGGTTCAACAGAAGTGTTTCTTTCGTTCGAATCGCCAAATCAGAAAATAATCTATGGCTTCCTTCGAATGAGGCTACCTTCAAACAACGACGACGTCTTTTTTGATGAACTTTTAGACAGTGCAATCATTCGCGAAGTACACGTATACGGCACTTCTTCAAAGGTTGGTCAATCTGCGACGCACGTTCAAGGAAAAGGATTTGGCTACGCAATGGTAGCTGAAGCAAAGAGTATTGCATGTCTCGCAGATTTTAAAAGAATCGCAGTGATTAGTGGAAATGGAGTTAAGGATTATTATCGAAAGTATCACGGATTTGTTGACAATACTTATTTCATGACCTTTGATTTCTAGAATTGAAATTTTTTTCAAAGAATATTTGAAAAATTAAAATGTGTATCATTTGCAAGGGCAATTATGATCTTGAAATGACAACACTCGATTGTTCTTATTGTCCAAATCTCACTAGTCTGTTCTCTACCAACTTTCCTATCAATTTAACATCACTTGATTGTTCATTCTGTCCAAAACTCACTACAATTCCAGACACTCTTGTGAACCTAACGATTCTTGAATGTTCCGAATGTCCAAAACTCACTACAATTCCGGATACACTTGTTAATCTAACAGAACTTGGTTGTTTTGGTTGTCCAAAACTCACTTCTATTCCAGATACTTTTGCGAACCTAAGATATCTCGGTTGCTTCTCTTGTCCAAAACTCACTTCACTTCCAGTTTTTATAAACCCGATAGATGTAAACTGTTATTATTGTCCTTGGATTAATTCGCATTACAATCCCGAATATGAAGATAATGTAAAGAAGTTTAAGAAAGATTACGACTCTCTTCTTTCGAATCCTCTTTCTCCTTTCTTAATTCAAAAAGTTGTGAAGTATCTGGTTCCGATTCAAAATTGAATTTTTTTCAAAGAATCTTTGAAAAATAATGTGTATTATCTGCAGAAATGAATATGATCCTGAAATGACAGAACTTTCTTGTTCTTTTTGCCCAATGATTACTTCAATTCCAAATACCCTTGTTAATCTAACATTACTTTCTTGTTACGATTGTCCAAATCTCACTTCTCTTCCAGATACCCTTATCAATTTAACAGAACTTTGTTGTTATGCTTGTCCAATAACTTCCATACCAGACACTCTTGTGAACCTGACAAAAATCTCTTGTTCTTCTTGCCTGATGACTTCTATTCCAAATGATCTTGTTAATCTCACAACACTCTATTGTTCTCGTTGTCCAAATCTCCTTTCAATTAGTGTTGTTAATACAACACATCTCTATTGTTATGATTGTCCAATTCTCAAATCAATTTCTAAAGACCTTGTTAAGCTGTCAACTCTAACTTGTTTCAATTGTCCAAAACTCGTTTCCATTCCAGAAACCAATATGAAATGGCCGGACATCAGATGCTATAACTGTCCTCATCTCAACTCACCTCATAATCCACTTTATGAGAAGAACTTGAAGAAGTTCAAGGAAGATTACGATTCTCTCCTTTCGACTCCTCTAATTTTTCCTTTCTTAATTCAGAAAGTTGTAAAGTATCTAACAATTTAAAAATGATTTTTAAGCATATTTTTAAGCTTAAAAAATGTCGATTCCATCAGACGAAAAAAATACGATCGAGACTTACAATATGAAATCAGAATCTTTTATAAAATCAAGATATAGTAGATGGGTTGAAGTTGAAAATTTCATCAACTCTTTACCAGATTCCAGAATTCTTGATGTTGGTTGTGGAGGTGGTGTGAATATGTTCAATCGAACAGCAGGCGATAGACATCGTTTAGCGTGTGAACATACTATTCCTGAAAAATATCCTGTTCATACTTGGGCAGGATGTGATTATAGTGAAAAGCTTGTTGAACACTGTGTAAGTATAGGATTGAATGTGACTTTCGCAGATATGTGTAACTTACCATATGAAGATAATCAATTCGATGCAATCATTTGCGTTGCGTCTTTCCACCATCTAAGTACAATAGAGAGACGTCAGAAAGCCCTCTCTGAAATGTTGAGAGTTTGCAATGGTCCTATCATGATTAGTGTATTTCGTGACACTTTGGAATGTAAGAAGGTCCAATACATAGGAAATAATGATGTTATTTTTTCTTTTCAGGATGCAAAGAGGTATTATCATCTATTTTCGAAAGAAGAATTTGAGAAACTAGTTGATAAGGATATTAATGTAACTTGCAAAGAAAATCAGAATAACTATTATTTTTATCTAAATTGAATTTTTTTCAAAGAATCTTTGAAAAAATCAATGTGTATTATCTGCAGAAATGACTATTCTCGAATGTTATAATTGTCCAAATCTCAATTTTGTAGGCACTTCCATTCCTGATACCTTTACCAACTTAAGATATCTCTTTTATTCGAATCTCAATTCACTTCCAAATACCTTTGTGAACTTAACAAGCCTCAATTGTTACAATATCAACATCGTTCCATTCCAGATACTCTTGTTAATTTAAAATATCTCAATGTTTTGTGTTGTTCAAAACTCACTTCTATTCCTCCTAATATATTAGAATTTTATTGTACTTGGTTAAATTCACCTCTCAATCCAGACTTCGAGAAAGACTACAATTCTCTTCTTTCCTTCCTTACTCGAAAAGTTGTGAAGTTTCTGGCTCCGATTGAAATCTAAAATTGAAATTTTTTTCAAGAATCTTGAAAAAATCAATGTGTATCATCTGCACCAATGAATATTATCCTGAAATGACAAAACTCTGGTGTTTCTATTGTCCAAATATCACTTCAATTCCAGACACCCTTGTTAACTTAACATTTCTCTGTTGTGCCGAATGTCCAAATCTCACTTCAATCCCATCTTCATTAGTAAATCTCACAAAACTCGATTGTTCTGACTGTCCAAAACTTACCTCTATACCATCTTCCCTCGTGAATCTTACAAAACTTGTTTGTTGGAAATGTCCAAATCTTACTTCTATTCCAGATACCCTTATCAACTTAACACGTCTCGATTGTTCTGGACTTGGGTCTGTTTCAATTAATTTTAGTAAATTAACACATCTCGATTGTTCTCATTCTCCAAATCTTACTTCTATTCCAGATACCCTTATCAACTTAACACGTCTCGATTGTTCTGAATGTTCAAAACTCAGATTCATTCCAGATACCCTTGTCAATTTGAAACAACTCTCTTGCTGGGGATGTAGGAAGCTTACTTCTATTCCAGATACATTTGTTGAACTCACAGAGCTTGATTGTGCTGGTTGTCCACAACTCACTTTCATTCCAGATTTCTACTATGAAAAGTTGGAAGAATTCTACTTTTCTCATTGTTACTGGTGGAACTCAAAACACAATGCATCTTATGAAATGAATGTAAAACAGTTCAAGGAAGACTATGAATCACTCCTTTTAACTAATCTGATTTCCCCCTTTCTAACGCGAAACATTGTGAAGTTTCTCATCCCGATCGAAATCTAAAATTGAAATTTTTTCTATCTTTCCACAGTTTTTTGCAAATGATTGTTGGTATTCGGTATGAATTTAATAATGCGAATTGGACTAAGCTACTCGATCTGTGTCGGAATAACTATCACTCGAATGATGAGTTCTCAGTTGAGGAAAGTGTGATTGCTGTTCTGACAGAGAATTGTGTGATGAACAACTCTGTATGCAGATTGTATACACAGCTTGAAAATCATAGTGTTGTATTTGGAATTGAATTGAACGGAGGAGTTCCAGATTTGCTTGCAGGAATTGTTCTGGATGAGAATCCATCTTTTTTTGAGATTTTTGAATCTTTCTGTCTACGTCACCGGTTCCCTTTTACAATTGACCCTCTTGAAATGTACGAGTAAATTAATAGAATATAAAAACATGTATGTGTTTTTATAATGAATAGTCAAGAATTGCCAATTTGCTTTTGTGGATATCCACAGAATGATCACAATTTTCGACACGAATATAGACAGTGTACAAAGGTTGAATTAGTCTATGAAGCGAGTATACCATGTTTCACATTGAATGCTCTTGATTTCCCCTTGAAGGATGAAGAAAGGTGTTCAGTTCCCGAGTGTAACAAAGGAAGCTTCATGCATAAAGAGCCATACATTCAACATCCTTTTCAACCCAAGAAAATGGAATGGAGAGAAGTGAATTTCCAGATCCCACCAACAACCTTGTGTGGAAAATGTGGAGCTGAAATGCCAAAACACAGATCTTCATTCGAGAATAATACTGACAGTTGTGACTTGCAACATTTCAAGTTCAGAATCCTCCTGAGAGGTGGCAAAAGTAATGATAGAATCACTATTTTTGATTCTGATGATGATGAAATAAATAAAAATAAAATAATAGAATATATAAATGAATAATTTTCTACTTGGACTATTGATATTTTTAACATTACTGATGATTGGGATGGCAGTCAAAGCATCGAGTAAGCGTAATGACGCGCACACTGATAAGGATAAGGATAAGTATAAGAATGCAATGATTGCATTCTCGGTATGCGCGGTGGTCTTTGCCGTTGCTGTAATGGTGATGCTCCTTAAAAACAGGAAGGGTTCTGCAGCGGAACACCGATTTGGATTTAGATTCTACTAGTTCATAAATGTATCTTGGCTTGGGGCGATTAAGCTATTGATAATATGAATAATCCCATTATTGAGTATGTTATCATACTTAACAACACTTACACAGTTATTTATCTTTGTAACATTGCTGATATTCGTGACATACATCCGCATTCTTGGATCGAGAGTTGCAAAGTAACTTACTGGGCTCGCTACCAATAATAGCTTATCAATCCGCCTCCGAAGTGTTGAGGAATTAAGGATCTGCCTTGCAAGTCCATCATCCATATTTTCAAAGTATTCACAAGGGATATGCTTTAAGAATTCGTTATCAGGAACAAAGATTGTGAAATCTGCTTGACTGTTGTTCAATTGCGAACGCATCCCTGCCCGATCCACAATCGTGCGAAATTTAGAGTATCTTTCATGTGAAATGAATTCGTAGATACTTCCCTTTGTGATTGGGGGGAGCGGTTTTTTACCACGATAGTCCACAAAATCTACCATATGTAAATAATTATAGCTTTGCGTATCGGGACCTAAACTGACCATTTATTATAGAATAATAATAAATTAGGAATCTGAAATTATGTCAGGTAGACTTTTTTCACACAAGAATTGAGCTGTGATATCAGAGTAAAATTTCTGTTGGATTTTTTCAACAGTATCATACGCGAATTCCATTTCGTTTGGAATAGAGAAAAATGAAGCCTTGTAGATTCTCTCTGAATTGTCACGATTCAGCTTTCTCATATGCATTAAATACATGTAAACATGGTCAGGGCATTTTGGGTGAGCCTTGGCCAATTTCTCATCAATCTCCTTCTCCTTTTCGAGTTGTTGCATTCGTTTCTTTTTGAAAGATTCCATTTAATTAGAGTTATGTGGAAAAATATTTTTCATTTTAGATTTCAATCGGGTGGAATCGAAGTAAGCTTTGAGAAATAAGCACAAGTAAGATATGTGAGATTAATCAGTGTGTCTGGAATGGAAGTGAGATTTGGACAGTCGAGATGTTACATATTATCTTTTTAAAGGAATGTTTGAAAAAATTTCATTTTGTGAGAAAAAAATCTTCTTCATCACAGAGAACCCAATCTTCACTATATTCTTCTGGTTTTGGCTTGTCGATAAAGTAGTGTTTGAACATCATCGTGTAGTAATATGGAGTGTATCCATATTGCAGTGTCGTAGATGTCGCAATATAAACCATATAGACATAATACATATAATAAAGCATTTATTAGATAGGAAATGAAAAATTCATTTTAGATTTCAATCGGGACCAGAAACTTCACAATCCTCTTCACCAGAAAGAAGTGAATCATAGTCTTCCTTAAATTTCTTCATATTTAGGATTGCAAGGTGAATGACAACGGGAACAATAGAGATTAGTAAGTTCAGGAGTATATTCATTTCTGCAGATGATACACATTATTATTTTTTCAAGATTCTTGAAAAAAAATTTCATTTTACAAACTCAATTAAATTTGGTAGATTAGGAATTGGCTTGAGAAGTGGGCAATAAGAGCAATAGAGATGTGTTAGATTAACAAGGGTAACAGGGATAGAAGTGAGAAGTGGGCAACGAGAACAATAGAGATGTGTTAAGTTAACAAGGGTATCAGGGATAGAAGTGAGAAGTGGGCAATTTGAGCAACTCAAATAACTTAGGTTAACAAGAGTATCTGGAAGTGAAGTGAGACTTGAACAGTTTGAACAATCGAGTGATTTTAGGTTAACAAGAGTATTTGGAAGTGAAGCAAAATTTTTACAATGAGAACAAGAAAAGTCAGTTAGGTTAACAAGAGTATTTGGAAGTGATACGAGATTCAAACAATTGTAAAAACTAAGTTCTGTTAGGTTGACCAGACCTCTTTGAGGGCCCGCTTCAGCGGACAGAGTATTCGGAAGTGAAGTAAGATTTGGACACGATGAGCAAGAGAGTGATGTTAGATTAACAAGAGTATTTGGAATGGAAGTGAGCTTTGGACATCTTTCACAAACAAGCTCTGTCATTTCAGTATTGTATTCATTTCTGCAGATGATACACATTTTATTTTTTCAAAGATTCTATTTTTCAAACTCACATCTACATTCCTTATGTGTTAGAACGACGAGTCCAATTGTGATGGATGCTATTAAGAATATACACGCTAAGTTTTTCAAATCTCATTTATATACTCTAATTTTTTTATACAATCTCTATTGGAATTAGGAACTTCACAATCTTGCGAGTTAGGAAGGGAGAAAGAGTAGATGAAAGAAGAGAATCATAGTCTTCCTTAAACTTCTTCACGTTTTCCTCATAGTCGGGATTATGAGGTGAGTTCAACCAAGGACAACCATAACAATCGAGTTCTGTCAGATTCACAAGGGTATCTGGAATGGAAGTGAGTTTTGGACAAAAGTAACAATTGAGTTCTGTTAGATTCACAAGGGTGTTTGGAATGGAAGTGAGTTTTGAGCAATTATTACAATCGAGTTCTGTCAGATTCACAAAGGTTTCTGGAATGACAGTGAGGTCTGGACAATTGAAACAATAGAGTTCTGTCAGATTCACAAGGCTATCTGGGATTGAAGTGAGTTTTGGACAAGAGGAACAAACGAGTCTTGTTAGATTCACAAGGGTGTTTGGAATGACAGTGATGTTTGGACAATCATAACAATTGAGTTGTGTCAAAGTTTCAGGGTCATATTCATTTCGGCAGATGATACACATTATTATTTTTCAAAGATTCTTTGAAAAAAATTCAATTTAGATTTCAATCGGAATGAGAAACTTCACAATGTTTCGCGTTAGAAAGGGAGAAATTAAAGGATTTGAAAGAAGAGAATCATAGTTTTCCTTAAACTTCTTCACGTTTTCCTCATAGTCGGGATTGTAAGGCGAGTTCAACCAAGGACATCCAGAACAATCAAGTTCTGTCAGATTCACAAGGGAAGATGGAATAGAAGTAATATTTGAACAAGTATGACAATCGATTTCAGTTAGGTTGACAAGGGTGTCTGGGATGGAAGCGAGATTTAGACACTCTGCACAAGTGAGTTTTGTGAGATTAACAAGGGTGTTTGGAATGGAAGTGAGATTTGGACAATCAGAACATATGAGTTCTGTAAGATTAACAAGTGAGGATGGAATAGAGGTTAGTTTTGGACACTCTGCACAAGTGAGTTTTGTGAGATTAACAAGGATGTTTGGAATAGAAATGAGTTTTGGACATTTCCAACAATAGAGAAGATCCGTTAAATTGGCGATGGTATCCGGAATCGTTACAATATTTGGACAACTAGAACAATCAAGAGCTGTTAGGTTAACAAGAGTCTCTGGAATAGAAGTGAGTTTTGGACAAGAGGGGCAAATAAGCGCTGTTAGGTTAACAAGAGTATCTGGAATGGAAGTTAGATTTGGACATTTATTACACGCTAGTCCTTCCAGATTTACAAAGGTGTATGGAATGGAAGTGAGATTCGGACAACCCCTGCAAAAGAGACATGTTATATTCACAAGGGTGTCTGGAATTGAAGTGATTCTTGGACAACGAGAGCAATCAAGTTCTATGAGATTCACAAGAGTATCTGGAATGGAAGTAAGGTTTGGGCAATACGAACAATTGAGTATTTCAAGATTAATAAAGGTGTCTGGAATTGAAGTGATTCTTGGACAACGAGAGCAATCAAGTTCTATGAGATTCACAAGGGTGTCTGGAATCGAAGGGAGGTTTGGACACCAACAACAATTGAGTATTGTGAGATTCACAAGGGTGTCTGGAATCGAAGTGAGGTTTGGACAACTGTAACAATTGAGGTTTGTCAGATTCACAAGGGTATCTGGAATGACAGTGAGATTTGTACACGCAGAACAATCAAGTTCTGTCAAAGTTTCAGGGTCATAATTGTTATTACAGATAATACACATTTTTAATTTTTTTCAGAATCTTGAAAAAAATTTTCATTTTAGATTTCAATCGGGATGAGAAACTTCATAATCGAAATCTAAGGATTACAAGAGTTTGAACACAAGAGTAAGTAATTTTTGACAATAGAGTATATACACTCTATTCATTTTTAACAAGAATGTTCCATATAAGTGTATTTATCGTCACTTCTTTTGATTTCGAATCCAAAACTAACGTACATCCTTATTAATTTCTTAAAGTCTTTTCCTTGATTGTTTACAAGAAGTGTTGGATTCTTTCCACCTAATGTACAAGTGAAATTGGTGGCCATCTTAATGGCTTCTTTTGCTATTCCTTGACGTCGATAGTTCTTTGCTACACAGACATTCCATAGTGTATTATTCGAGTCGATTGTCACGAATCCTACTATCTTCTTTCTTGCAAATACAATAATCCATCTGTTACTATCGTTATCTATTTTCTGTTTTGTCCCAAAGCACTCGCCCATGAGTTTTTGAATATCTTTCGTGTAATCCTTGAAAGTAGGGTCCTTGTTTGGAATAAATTGTTTAATGTGGAAGTTCTTGGTTGTTGGATTCTGTTCGACAGAGACTTCCTTCTTCTTTCCTTGCACACCACATTGATTATCGATTTCAAGCAATCCATGCGAACTAAACCATTCCTTAAGAGCTTCGCATATCGGCTTGATTCCGCGATTTCCATTATCCTTCTTTGATAAACCCCAGTAAAGTGCTCTTCGAAGTAGATCTTTATCAGCTTCATCAAGTTCTTGCTTTGTAAAGATTTCAAATATTTTAGGATTATTTTTAATGAGAGAGATCATTTCCTTTCGGGATTGAGTCGGGTAGAAATCTTTCGGAGGGTCTATCTTCAACCGTTTGACAGCAAGCTTCAACAGTTCTGGTAATTTCCAACCACCAGCGCTACATACCTTTCCTGAATGCTTAAGTCGCTTGTCAACCATTCCAGAACTTCTTTCTTTAATAATTGTTTGACGTGTCTCATTCTCCTTTTCAAAATCGAGAATACAGAATGATTCATTAATCGGGTTGTATGTCGCAATAATCTTGTATTCATTATCATCACGAATCTTCTTTTGGTATTCAATATTTTTCTTTTCAATTAGACCTTTGAAGCCGGAATCGCAATCAGACCACACTCCATCCCCATCCATACAACGTAAGACGCCATCAGAATCTTTCAAGAGTGTTGAAACCCATTTCTCCTCAACTTGCTTTATAAAATGCTTAAAGTATTCAAGAATGTATTTTCGTAATGGTTTATTGACATTCAACCGTTGATTCTTGGCAGAAAGACTTGCCTCGATAAACATCTCTTGAATATGGACATCCAACGACTTTAGAAACTTTGAATAGTCTTGTGGGTCCGCTTGACAGAGTCTCTGCACCATTTGGGGAAGAATATCTCTGTACATTTCATCAGTAATAATATCGAAAGAATTATTCTCATATATTGTGGGATATTTAACGTAGTAATTGGTGAAGAACAAGTTCTGATTCGTGTGTATGTTTGAATTCGACACCAAGAAGTATGTATTATTCTCTTCTCGAATGTATGAAAAAAGTCCATACTTGTTAACTATCACAATGTTATCATTGATTAGCGTTCGAAGGGCTGTTATTACTTCGAATTTCGTACTGTCTTCAAATTGTTCGACAAGATTGGAGAAGTGGATTGAGAAAGTCTCACGAAAAATTTCTTCAATCTTGTTCATGAGTTTCTTAACTGGAGTTCGAGAATAAATGTCAAAGTAAGTGTGATAGTCGAATATCTCGCTTCCTGTTTCTTCTTGTATTGTGTGCATTGCATTCAGAATTTCTTCTTCCTTGAATTCATCTTTCAAATTTTCAACAATCGAATTCAAATCTATCTCACGATTATTTCTAAATAATTGTTCAATTTTCATACGGATTGCAGAGATTTGGGGATTTGCATAATACAATTGATATGTAGAATAGTCGATATTGGCATCCTGCAATCCGTCTCGAATCGCCTCCATATTTACACCATCGCAAGTGTAATTGCAGACAGTGTAGTCACATTCTCGACTGTAATCTACTCCATCCTCAACATGATTTCGAAAGTAGTTGAGTGCGCAATCAAAAGACACTTCAAGTAAAACTCTCAATATTCCACGGATACTAATATCCTTGATTTCAGAAGTTTGGTACATGTGTACATCAATTGAAAAGACGCCATATTTTTCATCAGGAATTGATACAGGTTGCATAATTTCAACAATTGGGTTCTCACCAGCTTTGATTAAATCATTATGAGAACCCAATCGAATACCACGAGCGAGAGCTTGGGCAGTTTCTGAGTAATTCCAGTGAGGTGTGTTGACTACTTCCAAAATCACATTCTTAAAAGAAAATCCTTCTGAAATGGCTTTACTTCCAATAATCAGTTTGATATAGTCTCCATGCATATTATCAGACTTGTTGAAACGAGAATTGATGAGTTTCAGACTTGTTGGTGTTGTCGTTTTATTCGTAAGAAGTGCATATCTCATTCCTGTGTTTTTTTCTTTTCCATTTGCTTTGTAAAAGCCAACAAGTTCAAGTAACAGTGAAAATACAATACAACCACTTCCTTTAACGATTGAAGAATACACGAAGCAATTTCCTTTCGTATTTAGAATTTTTTCAATCACAGTTCCATAAAGTACAGAACACTTTCGAATATTTTGCAGAGTCTCTTCAACATTTTTTCCTTTCAATGCGGAAATTAATTCTGGTCTCATTTTGTAAGTTAATTCCGTATTTCCTCCATAGACTGAGGAATGTTTCTGTTCCATTTTAATATGCTTATCAAAGCCTTTTTTACCATATGAACCATCTGGAAATACGAATAGAGATGATTCTCTTGTGCTGATATAGATACCTTTGGTTTCCTTATCGACTGTATAAGCAGATGCGTACACTTTACTCTGGAATTTAGACATTTTCAAAGGGTCAACAATGAAGTATTTCATGTTTCCATAATTTGGTTGACCAATAAACCTTCGTTCGATGTTTGAAAAGACTTCACGAAGAGAAGAGACCTTTCCCTTCAATTTTGAACGAAATTCTTCCCTTTTCGATTTTTTCAATACATATACGTCATTCTTCTCGGTCATATATTCTTTGAGAAATTCATCACCAGTTGGAAATTGCTCATCAAGGGGTAATAATAGGTTTAGGACGCTTGCAATCTCATCAGGAGAATCTTTCATTGGAGTTCCTGAAAGAAGAATGATTTTACAATTTTTAACAAGGTGTACGAATCGATGGTATTGGTTATACATTTCAAGAGTCTCTTTAAGATTTTCTGCTTGAATTCGAAGATTGTGAACCTCGTCAATCACAATAATCTTGTTTGAAAAATCTTCAATAATATCATTGTCTGAATATTTTTTAATTTTCTTGGCGAATTTTTCAAAGGTATTCATACTGTAAAAAGAAGTCATCTTTTTCAACCGATGTGTTTTTTCGAGAGAGGTGAGTTTGCTATAGTTAGCAGGAAGGTATTGCCCTCCAGTACATTTTTCTGAAAGTTCAAATAGGAAATTATCGAGTATCGACTTTCCTTTTGCTAATATAAGAGCTCCGTTAAATGAACTTGCTTCATTCTTGATTTGTTCAATTGCCCCAATCGCGCTACAAGTCTTTCCAGTACCCATAGAATGGACTAGTAATACTCGGTCGTATGGTGTATGACTTGACATGTAATGAGCAATGGTTTTTTGATGTTTTGTGAGCATTCCTCGTTCCGAAGGAAAAGATTCAACTCTATCAAGCTTATTATTGTAAAATTCTTTCTTTCGAAAGATAACAGAATTGAAATCCTCTTCCGCATATGGATTCAGAGAGTCATACTTAATATCAGGATATTTTGGTAGGAAATCTGCAATATTCATCTTTAAATTACTACAATACTTTTGCAAATTGATTTTTTAAACCAAGCGTATTTTCTGTTCAAAAATGTTGAAAAGAAAATCTGGAGTCTATGCTATTCAGACAGTTCTTGAGCGACTCTTAAATAAGGATGTTTGCACTTTAAAAATTGGGCATTCAAGCAATCTGAAAAAACGGTTCAATACCTACAATACTGGAACTTGTGATAAGGAACACTACGTTCAGAATCATTTGAAATTCATTCTTCATTCAAAAATTCAAGCGTTCAATGGATCTGGTATTTTAGAATCTATTGCTCACCATCACTTTCAAAAGTACAGAGTTCGAGACAATAAGGAGTTCTTTATATTCCCGTTACCATTCGACATTGAGGATTATTTTAAAGAACTAAATCATGCTTATACTCTGTGTGGAATTTCTGATGTCCAAATTTTTAGATCTCTTACGGATGTTCCTTATGTATTTTACAAGTCAGAGGAGAATGAGGAAGAGAAAAATAAATTCGAACCGAGGGAATGCCAAAAACCCTTTATAAAGAGTGCAATAGAGCATTATAAAAAATGACAAAGGCGGAATTTTTCTGCCGTGCGGATATGGGAAAACGTACATTTCCGCGTTCATTATCCAAGAATTGAAAGTGAAGACAGTTATAGTGCTTACACATCGTTTGTGCATCTGTGAAGAATGGGAGAAGTGTTTTGAACTGGCAGATATTCAGTATAAAACAATAAATTCAGAAAATATTAAAAAAGGGAAGGCAAGAGTAATAATCACAACATACCAAACTTATATAAACGATCCGGATAGTTTTAAACAAGCCGATTTGGTCATCTACGATGAGGCTCATGTTTTGAATGGTAATTGTTTTCAATCTTCGTTAAATATAAAAGGGAAGAAACTCTTTCTTACTGCAACACCGAGTACAACCACAATTGATCTTGAAAATGAAAAAGTTACAACAATAACGCTTGACTGTGAAACAATCGCTCATGTGTCACTTCACGATGCTATCGAAGCTGATCAATTATGCGGATACCGTCTGTTATGTAACAACAAACCTTCTGCTATCGATTGTCGAGAACACATACACGATTTATTAGACAAGTTTGGAAGGAAAAAAATACTCGTATATTATAACACATGTGAAGATGCTAAACAGGCTTTTCAATTTCTATTGGAAAAATATGATGTTTTCTACATAGATGCATCAACAAAAAAGGCGGATCGAACAATATTGATTAAAAAATTCGAGAATTCGAAACAAGCCATCATTGTGAACGTGAATGTACTTTCAGAGGGGGTGAGCATTCCGTGTGTCGATTGTGTTCTTATAATGGATAAACGAAATTCTGAGAGAGCTTTGATCCAGATTCTTGGGCGAGCTCTTCGCTTATACGAAGGAAAGGACTGTGCGATCTTATGCATTCCTTCGGATTGCTTGGATACAATGGATGTTGCTTTAACGTCATTATTTTATGATGCCAAGAACCGAAAGACTGTTTCTCAAAATTTGTTATTTAATGCGGGGGATGAAAAAGAATTGAAAACTCGAATTGATGAGATTGATAAGAAGCTGATTATTATTGATGTTACTAGAAATGGGGGGAGCTTACTTGATTATAAGGTGGGGAGACTATCAGAGATATTCAAAGACACTGGAGAATTGGTCCTTTTCAAATACAAGGAAAATGGAACAAATTATGGACATTTTCAGAGTACTTTAATTCAGGCATTATCTGGGAATAATAATCTTTACAAAAAAGAGATTCCAATTTGGAAACTCCAACATCCTGAATTATTTCTTAAACTCCAAGAACGTGTTGAAAATGCTAGCAGGGCTATTAAACCCGAAGAGAAAATGAATGGACTAGCAGAGATATTCAAAGAGACTGGAAATTTGGTCCTTTTCAAATACAAGGAAAATGGAACAAATTATGGACATTTTCAGAGTATTTTAATTCAGGCATTATCTGGGAATAATAATCGTTTCAAAAAAGAGATTCCAAATTGGAAACTCTGGTATCCTGAATTATTTCTTAAACTCCAAGAACGCATCGACGCAAGAACATCCTAAAAATTGATTTTTTTCAGATTCTTTGAAAAAAAGCATGTGTATCATAATTACAATCCCGAAACTTTGAAAACACTCACTTCCATTCCAGACACCCTTGTCAACCTAACCAAAATCTACTGTTCCAGATACTTTTGTGAATCTAACACATCTTAGATGTGTGAACTGTCCAAGACACATTTCCATTCCGGATACTTTTATTGAACAGATAGATGTCATTGGTTGAACTCGCCTTGCAATTCCGAATATGAGAAGAAGTTCAAGAAAGACTACAATTATCTGCCTTCCTAACTCGGAAGATTGTGAAGTTTCTCATACCAGTTGAGATTTAATTACAAAATGAAAAAAAATTCTAAAGAGTTTTGAAAATAAATGTCAAAGAAAAAGGTTGAAGATCTTCCCCAAAAACTATTGGAAAGAAGTGCCGATGAAGAATATGCAATCGTGATCAAGAAACTTGGAAATGGGAATTTTTCGATTCGCTTGAATATGAATGATAGACTAATAATTGGAAGACTGTGCGGTAAAATGCGTTGGAGAAAGAACAAGAAGCGTAATAATGTTGATGTTGGATCTGTAGTCTTGGTTGGTATTCGAGACTTTCAAGAAAATGTTGTGGATATTGTTCACGTGTATGACACGTTTGAAGTGAAGCAACTCAGAAAATCTGGGAAGTTTGTTGACGAGTCAGAAGAACTAAATCGGACATTACAAGACCAAGATGAACCATTCGATTTTAATGATATCTAAAACTTTTTTGTATAATATAAATGAGTTATTCTACGTTTTCGAATTTCGGAAAAAATTCCAGTCAAGGATCGACAACAAATCCCTTATCAGTATGTGCTGTTCCTGCTTTAGATGCAGGGTTTAACAATCAACTCGCAGGGAATGGCATCCTAAGTCCTGAAAGTTCTCAGTGTATCGCGATTATGCCTATGATATGTTCACAAAATTGGAATGGAGTCTGTGAATACATGTCAAACGATACGAACCGTGCTTTGTACAACCCTCAGCAAAATAATATTCTTGGTGGTTCATGTGGTGGGAGTGGTATTGGAAGCTTGCTCACAAAAGGGCAAATGCTCATTCGAAATACCGCTTCTGAAAAATACCTTGTTGCAATGAGTGACAATTGCCATCGTGAATATGAACCTTTTGACCCAACAGCTGCTGACTCGCCTCTTATCAGTAGATGGGTGTCGAATACAGATGCACCGAACGCATGTATTCCAATCTATGCTGTTGACCCTCATACGATTGATAGTGATCCATTGATGCACAAGTTGCTCGATAACCCTGTAATCGGGATGGATATCCTTATTAATATCTATAACAATGCAAAGGCAAATAATAGATTACATCACCTTAACAACACTCGTCTTGGGAATTTTTTCTCCAAGTCTTTTTCAAAGTAAATTAATACCAAGTTGTATTAATTAATTATCCGCTCCATTTGCAAGTAGGAAATCTGTGATTTCTTGATGGTCTTTTTGAAACGCAATTGCAACTGCATCTAAACCATTATTTCTGATATTAACATCCGCCCCTTTTTCAACTAGTAATTTACATACTTCAAGATGACCTTGGAAAGAAGCGATATGAAGAGGTGTCATTCCATTGCTTTTCACATTAACATCTGTTCCTTTTTCAATTAGCAGTCTGCAGATTTCAACATAACCTATTTGAGAAGCGATATGAAGAGGTGTAAAACCTGTATTACGTGTAATATTAACATCCGCTCCTTTTTCAATTAGCAGTCTGCATAATTCAAGATGTCCATTCTGAGAAGCTACATAAAGAGGTGTTGCTAACTCAACACTTTTCATATTAACATCCGCTCCTTTTTCAATTAGCAGTCTGCACACTTCAAGATGTCCATTCTGAGAAGCTACATAAAGAGGTGTTGCTAACTCAACACTTTTCATATTAACATCAGCTCCTTTTTCAATTAATAATTTGCAGATTTCAAAATAGCCTTTTTTAGAAGCAATGTAGAGGGATGTCGCATTCACATTATTATTTGCAAAATTAACATTTGCCCCGTGTTCAAGTAATAATCCGCACACTTCAAGATGTCCATATTGAGAAGCTACAAAAAGAGGCGTAAATCCTGTATCACGTGCAATATTAGTATCTGCCCCATTCTCAATTAACAATCTGCAGATTTCAAGATGTCCCAATTCGCTCGCTAAAAATAGCAATGTCCGTTTACTATCTTTTGAATTTGCATTCTCACGAGTGATGAGAGTTCTACACGTCTCAATATCATTATCTCTTACAGCTTTGGAAAGTCTCACATAGATATTGTGTAATTCTTTTTTGTATTCGATTACGTTGCCATTTAGAATTTTACGTATATCAACTGGCATAGCAGTCCAAACCTTTGAGACAGACCCGTGAACTCTCCCAACTCCAAACTGTGTTCCCACCCGAAATTCACCTCTTGGATACACAAAGAACGCATTTGAATCTTTATTCTTGAGAATAGAGTTATCAACGTACTGATTTGTGTATGGTTCTATAAAGAGGAATTCATTCTCAATACGCACTCCTCTATCTGTCCAAATCACGAGTCTAGGTCTACTATTGTACTGAGAATCTATCATCATTTCAAATTCCTCACGAGTGTAGCAGTTGAAGACGCTATTATTATCGTCAAACATCAATACGACAAGGGAATCATCGTATACAATATCTTCTCCAATTAAATCTTGAGGATTGTTACACTGATTCATTTATTCTAAAAATTATTTTTAGAATATCTTTTTCATATTGTTGCTCCATAATCAATTAATAATTTACGAATTTCGTTGTAACCTTTAAAGGAAGCAATTTCATGTGCTGTTTTTCCATTATTTATTGCATTTACATTCGCCCCGTTCTCAAGTAACAATCTGCAGATTTCAAGATGTCCATTATGAGACGCCATAAATAGTGGCGATAATCCACTATTTTCTACATTCACATTCGCCCCGTTCTCAAGTAGTAATCTGCAGATTTCAAGATGACCATTAAAAGATGACATATTAAGAGGTGATACTCCTCTATTATTTTGCATATTAACATCAGCTCCTTTTTCAATTAACAATCTACATATTTCGAGATGTCCATTAAAAGATGCCATAAATAGAGATGTTTCTCCTCTATTATTTTTCATATTAACATCAGCCCCGTATTCAAGTAACAACTTACAAAGTTCAAGATGACCATTCGAAGAAACCATAATTAAAAGTGTTTCTGTATTTGCCCCATTTTCAATTAACAATTTACATATTTCAAAGTGTTGTTTGCCATATGCTGTATATAGTAATGTCGACCCGTCAACTTTAGAATTTGCATTTTCAGGAGTAATGAGAGCCTTGCATGTTTCAATATCATTATCTCTTACAGCCTTGAATAATTCTACATAGGCAATATGCAATTCTCGTTTGTAATCAATTACATCACCAGACAAAACTCTATTTATATCGATTGGAACAACAGTCCAAACCTTGGACATCGAACCATGTACTCTACCATCGCCAGATTGGGTTCCTATCCGGAATTCGCCCTTTAGGTAAACAAAGAATGCATTCGAATTTCTATACTTGAGAATAGAGTTATCAATGTACTGATTTGTATATGGTTCTATAAAGAGGAATTCATCCTCTTTCCGCAATCCTCTATCTGTCCAAATCACGAGTCTAGAATTACTATTGTACTGAGTGTCTATCATCATTTCAAATTCCTCACGAGTATAGCAGTTAAAGACGCTATTATTATCGTCAAACATTATTATAACAAGGGACTCATCGTATACAATATCTTCTCCAATTAAATCTTGAGGATTGTTACACTGATTCATTTATTCTAAAAAATCTAAAAGATTTTTTAATTTTTACATACCGTCACCAACCTTTACAGAGATTTTATTAGCATCTTCAACAAGTTTGTTGATCTTGATACAAAGAATACCATTCACAAATGTAACAGCAATGGAATCTCGATTCGAAACGCACAACGGCAGTGTGATAACTCTCTTAAAGTTGCCATAAAGCAGTTCACTTGTTTCAGAAGTCCCGTATGGACGATGTTTGACTGCTGAAATCGTTAGCTTATTATTACAAATATCAACATCAATATCGTTTTTATTTGCACCAGCAAGTGAAGCGTAAATGTGTAATACATTATCCTCGTTCAGAATATCAATAGGAAATTCTGAACGAGGAACTGCAGTTCTCGGTATTAAGAGATCAAGAATACTTTCGAGCGGAAAGGCTGAAAAGTTTAAATTTGACATTTCTAAGTTATGTTCAAGTTTTTAAGTCTCTGTAAAAGAGGGTTTTCTTTCACAGGAGATGCCGAGTGCGAACTCGCGCTTGCGCTAGGTGCATAAATTTTTCTCGATTTGAAAGTTGGCTTTTCCATTTGCATAGGAACTGATGGTGCTACTTTTTTATCTCGTTTCTTTGAGAAATAATAGAGAGCAAATCCAGCAATTGCAACAGCTCCAATAATTAATAGCGTTCGAATCCAGTTGAAGCTATTTTTAGTTGGTGATGCAACTACCTGCGGGCGAGGAGGGGGTACAACTGCTTGTTGTTGAACCGCTTGAGGAATCTCTCTTTTCGTAATTTCAACATCGCAAGAGCAAGGCGCTGAAGATTTAAGAATGAGATAGTAGTTTTGATATAGATTCTTATCGTGTTTCAGAGTTCCAGCAATTTCTCCTTTATCTGCAGTCTTGTATGTCAGATCCGGATTGCTATCAAGAGTTGCTTGATCAACAACAAGTATGTCGAATGGTTCTCTCTGTTGTGAAGTTACTTTGAAATTGATTTCGAAATTGGTTGTATCACCGTTCAAATCGATGAGTTGTTTCATATTCCCAATCGCGTAAGTTTTTCGTGTAGTCATATTTTATAATAATATAATTCTTTTAAAACAAGGATTTTCAACGGTTGCTCTTTTTTAATTATCAGATATAAATAATTAAAATAGGGAGAGGAGCGATTTTAAGATAGTTGGATGACGCGATCCAAGTTTCCTTGCACGATCTGATGTGCAATTACAATAACCATCTTGTTTGGAAAATTTTTACGTATTCCTTCGATTACAATGCTTGTTAAATCTTGGTCAAGTGACGCAGTGCATTCATCGAGTAGGATGAGAGGAGAATTGAAAATTTCTGCAAGTGCAAGAGTGTATGCAAGAACAACACGACTCAACTCTCCTCCACTCAGCATTGAAATATCTGCCTGAATGTCTTTGTAGTTTATCTGCAAGTTAATTTGGGGTTTCGTTACCTTTTTCTGTTCTTTGATAGTTGAAAGAATGACTTCGATGGAATACGTGGGGAAAAAGATGTCCAAATAACCTTGAGCATGTATGTTGATAGAGTCAACAATGTTTCGAATCGCAATACTTTCAGCGTTGAGTATCTTTTCTTTCAAAATTAAAGCTGAAGAATAACTAGATTGCTTATATTGCTCTTCTTTCTTCAAATTCTTTACCCTTTTAGCCCAAACCTTGTATTCGTCATACTCTTTCTTGTATACCTTGTACTTTTCAATATTGCGCATATTCTCATTATACTCAACAAGTCTCACCTTCAGTTTCTTCAACTCGTTCTCTGTTTCAGAAATATCGTGTGTGATATTATCTCGTTGAGTTCCAAACTCTCGAATATAAGCATTCTCTAGAGTTTTCAATTCTTCCTGCAATTCTTGTATCTCTTCACTATTTTCTTCAATATTCTTTTCAATATTCACCAATCGCTCCTTACTCCTTTTTTGAGATTCTAGAATCGATCGAAGAGATTCCTCGTCCATTTCAATACTCGTATTTCCAACTTTTGACGTGAGTTGAGAGAGTCGTTTCTTATCTTGTTCGAGCTTATTCTTCACAATATTGAGTGTATTTGAGAATGTCTTACTCTCAATTGCAAGAGTCAATTGCTTAATTTCCTGTTCAATTTGAGTATGAGCTCTCTTGTATTGTTGTAAGGTCTCAATCTCTTGCTCAATCTCATTCTTTGGTGGAATATCGTCATCGTAGCTATTTTGAAGAATTTCCAATTCATTTTGGATTTCCTTATTTCTTGTTACTTTAGCCTGCTCTTTTGGAATTCGTATTTCGAGAGTTGAAATAGTTTTTAAAAGTTCATTCTTGTCTGCAAGAGTACTTTCACAAAGTCCTTCAATCTTTACGAGTTTTCCATCATTAAAATGAAGAATTGCATTACAAGACGGGCATTCATAGCTCTCAAGTCTTATTAATTTCGCTTTTGTGATTTCAAGATTCGTTTTCATCGTTGTAATCTCATTCTCATTGACATTGCAAAAATTTGAGAGTAAACGTTGCTTAGTTTCTGAATCTTTACACAATTTTTTATATTCTGTACAAGATTCCTCAATTTCTTGCTTTGAATATTTTTTCCAATTTTCCTCTCTCTTTTTCAAAGCTAAATTTTCCATATTCCGAAGTTCGTCTATACACATACTGTTATAGTTTTCTTCATCATGCTGACACTTTTTTTGGAGGGAGACTAGTTCCTTTTTCGAAAGGAGAGCTTTCAACTGATTTTGAATCTCTTCAAAATTATCATCTCCATCGTATTGAATAGAACTTTTTTCAGAGAACAAGGTTTCAAGTTTCTTTTCAATATTCGAAATCGTCTTTTTCTTTTCATCTTTCTTGGCTTCAAGAATGGAAAGTTGATTGTATTCTTTTTTCAACTTGTTTAGAGTCTCTTCGATTTTTTTGATTTTCAAAGTTCCCTTTTCTATTTTTAAAATCAGAGCTGAGATCACTTCTTCCTGATTTTCTGCTTCGAATGGAAATTCCACCTTTTCTGGTTTTTGCATATTTTCAAGATATTTCGAATCTGATTCAAGCTTTGCAGTTGTGGCTATTAACTCATCGTGCCTCCTCAAAATTTCACTCTTACATCTTGCCTTCATCTCTTGAAGTTTGATATCATGAAATGCAAACTTCTCAAGAAACTCGAGCTTGTCAGCAGGATTCATCATTACAAACGAGTTAATAGTATTCTGTTGTACATACGATATAACATCGAATGCAAGACCGAATTTTGTATTGATCACAGCTTGAGCAGAATCACTTTCAAATTTTTCATCAGTCCGTGAATTTTGAACAGTCACGATATTTGGGCATCTCGTTCGAGTAATAGTCATTTCTTCAAACTCGAGAACTACTTTACATGATTTCTTTCCAAAACTACTCAGTTTTTGCCCGACATTGTAGAGAACAAAGTTGATAGCAACCAACATCGTAGTTTTTCCACACCCTGAGGGACCTGTGAGAAGAATCACTCCATTCTTTCCAAAATCGAACTCTCTTTCTGTATAGCATCGAAAATTGGTAAGTATAAGTTTCATTTGATTTTAAAATTGAAATTAGAAATATTTCAATTTTAAAATATATTTTTCTCCAATAAAAATGAAGCTAGAAATTCTCACAACTTTGATCAAGAAATTAGACGATGATCTAAGAGATCTCTTAGACAAGAGGTATGACCTACAATTTGAAATTGATAATATCAACGATATTATAAATGAGAAAAAAATGCTTCGAACTTACTACAAGCTTCAAACAACTGGCGATATAGACGAATTGAGCAAAGCGAAGATAGAAGTCTTGACACGTACAAAGTCTCAAAGCCCGAAATATCGGTCAACAGTATACGCGACCAAGAAGTTGAAGTATGGTCAGAAATAACTACCCTAACGACATTTTCAACTGTTCATAAATCTCATGAACAGTCATTCTTTCAGTGTATTCGCAGAAAATACGTTCATATGAAACCACGGGGTCGGCTTCATTAATCATGTCATAGTCATAGTTCTTTATTAAGGCAAATGTTTTCTCTCTATCTTTGCCATTAAAAGGGTACTTATCATAGTTTACAAAGTAGATAAGAACTCCAAGAGCCCATACGTCATTTCCGAATGAAATTCTACCTTCTGTTAATAATTCTTGAGACATGTATCTCGGAGTTCCTTGAATACTACCTCCTTTAACATATCCGAAATTTTCTGCCTGTTCTAAAGTTAATATTTTTGAGAATCCGAAATCTGCAATCTTTACAGTATCATGATCTGAACATAAAATATTTTGAAGTTTAATATCAGAATGTACAATACGATTCTGGTGTAAGAATTTTAAACCTTCACATATCTTGAGCAAGACTTTGATTACTTTCTCAAACGAATCAAGAGCAACACAATCTCCATCTGCCAAATTTCCACCCTTAACATATTCATACCCAATATAACCATACATCATTTCTTCATCGTGAAATGAGAATAGCGCTTTGAGAACGTTTGGATTATTTTTTCCTTTCAACCTTTCTGAAATCTGTATTTCATTCTCATAATACTCGTCATTTCTTGCTTTTTTTAGTGCAACTTTCTGACCGGTTTCTTTCTCCTGTAACAAGAAAACAGCCCCATAAGCACCTTTAGAAAGGTATTTTATGTAATCGTAATTTGCAAGTTCCTCAGGTAAAACATCTGGTTTCTCACTCATTTATTTACGCAATTAAAAATGTGTTTTTGATAATAATAAATGAGTGAGGAAGAAATCTACGAAGACGATATTTATGAAGATGAAGGCGAGGATGTTGGAGCTCGTGAAAATAACTTTGAGAATGAAATAAACGCATTTGAACGAGTTGGTCCGAGTGGAAAATTGGCAGAATTACTTAGTGGTGCAACAACGTATGGAGATATGCAAAATAAAATAGGTCGTGAAGCAATCTCTCCAGCTGACCGCTTTAAAATTTTCCTTGATGCAATGTCTCGCAAGATGAATTCAGAAGGAATTGCAACAATATCAGAATCAGATATTAATAATATGCTTGAAAAAAGCATGACTGTTCCAAATATTGGGATGAAAAATCCGATAGCATTCATTCTTGGTTATCTCGCAACCAATGGAGGAAGTCGTATGGATCATAATACAGTCATGTTTGTCCTGAATCGAATCTTACCAAAAATAGGCGACGAAGGAGGTGTAACAGAACCAGATGTTATTCGTTATGCACGATTCTGGTTAACAATATAATGTTAAATATATTTTACAATATTCTCATTTAGAATTGGAAATAGATGAGGATTTTTTCTTGTAATTTGGACTGCGTGAATTCCGGCATTCCAAATCTTGAGTAGGGGCGTTGTAAGTTTTACATTCACAACGTTTTCCTTTTTCAAAAAGAAAAGAGCCACTTGACGACTCGATTCAAATACGTAATCATTAATAGCTATTGGATTTTCTAATTCAACACTCTTGTTATAGAGCCACTTTACAATCTTAAAAGATTTGTAATAACAAGCCATCTCAAATACAGAGTCCTTTTCAACGTGAATGTTGATTGGAGAGCCTAATTCAACACTCTTGTCATAGAGCCACTTTACAACTGGTAAGTGACTTTCCCAACATGCGCATTGAAATACGTATTCGTTTTCAGCATGAATGTTAATTGGAGAGTTTAATTCAACACTCTTGTTGTAGAGCCATCTTACGATTGGAAGGTGTCCATTCTCGCATGCTATTTGAAATGCTTCCTGAAGGTTGATTTCATAGCTTTCAAGATTCCAAATCCATTCAATGATATGAAGATGGCCATATTTGCATGCATTTCGAAATGCCTCTTGACGAATCTCAATCTCTGTTCCGATATCGATTCCATTCGAGTTAAACCATTCAATGACATGGAGGTGGCCATTTTCACATGCTAATACCATTGGAAGATTATTATTCATTCGAATATCAATATCGGAACTTGCTACCATATCCAATTCTCCATTTCCACACGCTTTTAAAAATTCAGATTGATTGTCAACTAATTTAAAAATATTTCCCATTTATTAATTTCAACTTGAAATTAATTAATTGATTGCGATCGGATCAACGTATTCCGGATTGTACCGCGCGAAATGGTAATCCCAGTATTCAGGGGCTCCAAACTTGAATGAGTCCGGAATCTTCTTCGCCTTGTACCAAAAAACGCATTCACGCCAGTCATTCGTCTGCGTTGCATTATGTATGTAGAGTGCTGTAAAATCATCGGTAACCTGATCAAGGATATCGCAGAAAAGTTTGAAGTCAGGAATAATACCTGCATAGTTTTCGTACATTACCTTTCGATTGCGCAAATTGGTTTCACGAAGGATGAAAACACCGTCAACATTCGTACGAATGACTGGTCTCACGTCCATTGAATACTGAAGCGAGAGGATATACCACATTTTCCAATGTCTACCACGCTTATACAAACCATTCTGAATAGGTTTACGGAATACTGAAGGGTCATCTGTGCAATCATCTACGATGAGAACGGCCCACGGGTTGTCAATGTGAAGCTTAGAAATCTTCTGTCGCTTAATAAAACTTTCAAGCTGAGCTTCATCATAATTATTAAAGACAAAGGTACTCGGGAAGATTTGGCGATAAAAATAATTGGAGTCTTCTGTACCGCTGAATGCGATTGCCGTCGGGAACATGTGTTTTTTAGCGTACAATAAGGATGCAATTAAAGTTGTTTTACCTGTACCGGGCTTTCCAATTACAATTGTCTTTGTACCACCTTGGTCTTTACTCATATAAGTTTTTGTAGAAGGTGCAATCATCTCAAGATTTAATTCTTTAAGGTTGATAGTTTCGATATCATCCATTTCTTACGAAAAAATTATTGTTTAAATTAGTGTTGCAAAGAAATTGATGCGATTTTGTTTCACAATATCACTCACTTTCGACCCTTTAATTGCGTTCATCATATGAATGAATTGTTCTGCGGTTGCCTCTAGATTTTGAGGCTTGAACTGTGCAATCTCGGATATCATTATCTTGATACTCTCAACGTTGGTGTCTGGACGCTTCAATGAGAACTGTGAAACAACTACCTCATCATCTTTGTATCCCCATTCGTCAAAATTCTCTTCTTGGTTTGAAACACGTTCTTCCTCTTCTGCCATATCATCATCAAACACTATTTCCTCTTCTCGAACTTCATCTTTTTCAAGAATTTCTTCTTCCACTATATTTTTCCCAAGAATAATTTCACTTGCAAGAACTAATTCCTCTCTCCCGAATGTTCGAGTCTGATTAAACTTCATTATGTTAATGAGCAAGTTACAAAGAGCAGATGCGATACAATTATCTCGTTCATTTCTCAAGTTCACATTCAATCCACTGCAAGCAATTTCACCAGAGTTAAGCATCTCAATCGATGAGATAGCAAGACGAATATCTTGTGTATTTGATTTCTTAATGTGTTGGACAAGGAAATAAACCATAATCGTGATTCGTTTCCAGTAAACTGCTCCAATTTCCTGAGTTCGAATCGTGTTATGGAACTGCTCTTGTTTCTTTTCCTTTATCAGTTCTGAAATGGATTCTGAAATATCCTTAAGTTGACTATTATGTTCAGTAATCTCTTCTGTAGTTTTGACAGTTTCGATTATGTTGTAGAATATCTTGTATTCTTCTTCTTGTTTCTTTGCGAATTTAGAAATCTTGTGCCGAATTTCTTTTCTACTCAACTTTGGTGTGTATAGTCTTTTCAAAAGTTTTGCATATTCTTTCTTGTATAATGCTCTCTTTTTCTCCTCGTCAACTAAATTGGTTTTATTTTTCTTTCTAAAAGACTTGATTTCCTTTTCAATCTCCTTTCGTGATAAGAATGGTTCGAGCAACTCTTCCATTTTCACGGCCCATGCGATCCGTTGCTCCTTTTCAATGTCTCGATCTGATCTTTTAATCTTGACTCCCCAAAAGTTGGTGACGAGATTCGATTTCTCCATTTCTAATTTTACAATTTTTGATTCATACTTATTTGATTCTAAAAGAGTACCCTTGCAATCTCGAACAAGATTCAGGAACCATTCAGGCATCTTCGTATCGACTTCCTCGGTGTATTTGATAAGTTCATTACAAGGTTGATAGACTACATCCAACACATTGGTCACGAATTGTGTATCCAAAACTTCCTCGTTCTTGTATTCCTTCATTTTGGCCACAGTTCTACACATATCATTCACTCGCATCTTAATCCATGAATGTAGGAAAGAATCACTGATTATAAATTCTTTCAATCCGTTTAAATTTCTTAGTTCTGGGAAAGTTCGACTCTTGTAAGTTTCACGAATCTTCATCAATTCATTTCCAACGTAATTTTCACCACGTACCTCTTTTGAACCAGCTCCCAAGAATAAGTCTGTTGGATCTCCCCAAACTAATTTAGCGTCCTTTGTTAAAAGAAGTAGGTTCGAAAGAGCCGTGTCTTTGAATTTCTTGGCCATTGCAACAGTTGTAACGATTCCAAGCAACTCCTTGTATGTCTGAAACTTGAATTTTTCATACACAGCATGAGCTGATAGAGGGTCTAAAAATTTACCATTCGACATTACCAATTTGCGAGCATCGATTTGTGACTGCCCTCGTATCTTCATGCCATTTCGGGATACAGAGATACCTGTCTGAACAAGTAGCATCGTTGTCAAATACAGACTTACACACGGGAATGAAAGATTGTCAATTTCCATATCTTTTTCATGAATTGGTGAAAAAGCTTCAAGTTCAGGACTATTTTTGAGAGCAGAAATTTTCACCGAAGAACCGTTTGGTTTTACATAGAAATTATAAGGATTGGTATCATGTTGAATTTCCTCATTCTTATCATTCTCATCTTCTTCTTCATCAGCTCCGTCCCTCAGCATTCGTTTCAAATCATTATCCGATTCTGCAGATTCTTCCACTTCTTCCACTTCTTCCACTTCTTCCACTTCATCCAATTTTGAAATCTTCTTCATCAGTGATTTTGAAAGTAAGTTATTATTGCTCAATTCAATGACATCATTTCGAAGAGCGAAATAATCATCGGGAAGCGGAGCCTGTGATTGGAATTGCGAAATCGCAAGTTTCAAATCTTCTTTTGATAAATCAGGAAATTTTTTCTGAATTGTGTATTTTAAATAAAGTTCAAATATTTTTTGATCATGTTCATTAATTTCATTCTGTTTCGTTTCTCCTCGTTTTTCTTTTCGAATCATTGTTGCAAGACTTCCAGATTTCAGAAGCTCAATCGAGATTTCTGGATAAGCTCCTCTCTCAACTATTTTAAGAATCGCTTCTCTTTGGTCTGGTTCTAATTGGTCATTCACATCTTTGTTAATGAAAGAAACAGGCTTATCAATGTATTTGGTTATCATATCTCCATTCTGATAGAGATTGAGTAAGTAAATATAAGCTCTATATGTTTCGATAATAGCCTCTTCTCTTTGCTTTCTTGATTCATCTCTTGTTTTATTCGCTCCAAGATTCTGCAAGTTGTGGCGAATCTGCATCAATGTTATACCAATCAGATTTGAGCCTTTTCCGTCTTCTCCAATTCCAAGCACGTTATTGTTACTCACGTATTCGATAGGCACGTTTCCGGTATTCACAAGTACGCTTGCCATATTCACGTCATTTGCAATCTTAACGTTATACGCCTTTTCAACTGCGGTTCGGATAACATTAAAATTCTCAGTAGCGAGATAGTAGTTGAATAACTCATTGATATTCATTTTTTCAAGAGCGAGCTGAGTTCGAATTCGATTAATGTGTTTTAGAGTATTTGCATCTGTCTCACCAATATACTTGGCTTCGTCAAATTTTTTAGACCGAGTCTTTCCTTGAATGCGTGACGTTTGCATAATGTTGCGATACATGGGTGTGATTAGCATGTTTGACAATATGTAATTAGTAACAGTAGCCCATCGCTTATTGTCAAGTCTCATATATTGTATTGAATTATTGCTCAAAGGTCCAAAAGGAACATCATTTGGGTCATACAGAACTATATTCATTTTATTTGAGTAAAAGATTTTATAAGTATGATTTAAATAAATGTTTTTTCCAGAATAAATGAGTAGTAGTTTGCTTTTCCTCACATCTGAAGATTTCAATATTCAGCATGGTACGAATGGTAATATTATGTGCAATAGTATTGCAGACTTCTCTCTTGTGCTGTTTTACTCGACTCACTGCGCCCATTGTAAAGGACTGATTCCGATTTTTAAGAATCTGCCGGGTACGATAGGAGGTTGTCAGTTTGCAATGGTGAATATAAGCAACAATCGAATGTGCGTAGATATGTCAAAAAACTCGATAACACCAATCACATACGTTCCTCTCATCATATTGTATATCAACGGCAAGCCCTTTATGATATACAAAGGAGCTTATGAAGCGAATGAGATACGAAAGTTTATTATTGATGTTGCTACCAACGTGCAGAAGAAACAACAGTTTACAAAAGAAAAGGCAGCGCCAAATGAGAATGGAGTGCTCACGTACGGAGCGAAGCCTCTTTGCGGTGATGATAAAGTCTGCTATCTCGAATTCCAGACAGCCTATAAAACTTAAATGATTTATTTCCAATATTCTCAGAATATTGAAAAATCCCAATCCTAACCCTGCTTTCTATTTCGTGAAATCATCACGAGTATGAAAGTAACTATTGCACTGACGAATAATAATGATCCAGTAACAATAAGCACCTTTGTTACAGTCTTTGTTGAAGACACACACTTCTTATCTTTCATCTTGCCCTTGTTGCAGATTTCATCATCCCATACCGTGCAACATTCTTTCTCTTGTCCGCATGTTTTTTGCCACTTCGTCGGGTCATCACAGTCCTTCTTGTCAATCAAACCGTATGATGTCTTATCATATAGCATTACACCTATAATTAAAGTTAGAATCGATACGAGAAGTAAAACTACAGGAACTACCCAATGCATTTTATATTATGCACTTATTTTTTTATTTTTCGAAATCGCCATCATTATAATTGCAACTATCGCACCAACGAATGATAACACACCAATAGACATGAGAACGGTTGGCCAGATCGTCATTGAAGAAACGCATTTCTTATCTTTAATTCGTCCCTTGTTACACACACCATCCTTCCATACTGTACAACAGTTTGGATCTTTTCCACACACGGAAAAAAATTCCGACGGCTGAGAATCACACATTTCCTTACTTGTATCAGTATAAACTTTATTATAGTATAATCTTAACCCTACAGTAAAAGTTATATTGATACGACAACTAACGTTATCGGAACTGCCAGATGCATTTTATATTATACACTTATTTTTAAAAAATTTCAATCGGAATGAGAAACTTTTGTAACTCTCGAAGTTCTTTCGTTTTTTCAACGTCTCCTTCATCTTTTGCTTCCTTCATTTGGCTCTTAAGACTTGTAACTGCCTTATTATGGTCATTCGTTAATTGATCAAGCTTTTTGTCACTTAACGTTTGAGATGTCGCAAGCTTATCCTGAAGTTCTCTAATATCGTCTCCATCTTTTTCTAGCCTCGCAATTCATGCTAGCATATCAACAATGCGCGTATCGATTTGAACGGCAACACTCGAAACGAATTTCATCTTGTTTAATCTCTTTCTGATTTTAATCCCATTCTTTGAGAGGGGCTTACGCTTCTTCTTGCAAGGATTGAAACATGGCCATTTTTAATTATACAGAATAATTAAAATCTAATTTCTTAGTTATTCGAGAAGGAATCTAAATCCTCCTTGATTTTATCGAAAACCATCTCATGTATAGGCTTAACAAGTTCCGATTCGATGCAATTGAACGAAACTAGGAAAACTTGAATCGATTGAGAATTTCGCAATTCGTAAGAATAGTATCTATATGCACGGGTAAAGACTGTGTAAGTACGAATACCATTTTCATCTTTAGATTTTCGAATCTCGATTGGTTCCTTTAAGGATATGTAAGTGTTAGTAAGGTTACCAAATGACCAAATTGTAAATATCATTGACTATGATTCCCATTTATTTAGTAGCAATATTTTAATCATAAAGAATGCCAAAGCTGATGGCGCAATCCAAGTACTCATTGAAGACTCATTTCCTATACCAAATAAACTGACACTACTCGTGATTGCATCTACTTTCTGAAAGCAATCTTCTTCACCAGAAGATGAGAAAAAGGAGTTGAAAGAAGAGAATTGTAGTCTTTCTTGAACTTCTTTTCATACGCAAGATTTTGAGGTGAGTTTAGCCAAGGACAGCCATAGCAATCTATTTCCATATCTACAGAGTTGTTTGGAACAAATGTGAATTTTAAACAATGAGAACAATCAAGATACGTTAAATTGACAAGAGTGTCTGGAAGTGAATTGAGATTTGGACAAACGGAACAATCGAGTTCTGTAAGATTCACAAAGGTATCAGGAATAGAGGTTAATTTTAAATAAGATATGTCAGATTCACAAATGTATCTGGACAATCATTACAATTTATCAATATTAGGTTCACAAGGGTATCTGGAATAGAAGTGAGATTTGGACAACAATCACAATCGAGCTCTGTCAAAGTTTCAGGATCATAATTATTATCACAGATAATGCACATGCTTTTTTTCAAAGTTTACTTTTTGAAAAAATTTCAATTTGGAGAATTGGCATATATCTTATTGTGGAGATTTACAAACTTGTACAACATCTGTCGAAGACGAAGGGGGAGGTCTAATAAGTTAAAGCTAGTACTATCCTTGTCGAATTTCCCACTATAGGGTAATGTTATTCCATCGTTATTTTCATTTGCAATGTAATAACACTTTATTAAAGCATAGATAAGCTCGTGTGCTTCGGGTTCCATTGTTGCAATCTTCTTGATTAGGTCATTCTTCTGAATGATTGTCAAATCTCTTGCGCCCAGATTTTGTGACAAGGTTGTGTAGAGAGGGAATGAAGACATTTTTGATTTGAATCTAAATCAAAGAACTTTATTTCATTTTTAATTTTAGCTTGGTATACACATCGCATACACCTGTATAATGACTAGTAGACTGATTACAATCAATGTAATATACATTGGTAAATTTGAGTATGTTTTGAGTGGATATTTTTCCCGAATCTTTCTCTGAAATTTATACCTATTTTCTGGTGAAGAAAATATTCCTGCAATAAAATTATTCCAATCTGGAACATCTTTATAACTCAGTTGAGGTTTCAGAGAAATCCATGGTTTTGTGTTTGCGATTCGGCGAGTGTATCCTGTAAGAGGGTCAATTCCTCCTCCCGAAGTGCTAAACTGCGTATCTATTTCATGGCGTTGTAAAATAGATCTTGCGCCTTCGGCCCATGGGAAATGTTGCGGATTTGCCAAACTATAGTTTTCAGGGTAAAAGAAATCCGGAACACCAGCTACAATATTTTCTTCAATTTTGCAAGTATTCGTTCCGCGAGCCATTTTAAAATATCCGCCAATTCCCCATTCAACTCCCCAACTATTTTTAATCCACCAGAATTTTTTCCCACCTTCAATTCCCCAACCCACAATTTCAATTGCGTGTCCTCCAACTGGGTTGCCATTGCCATTCCATTCGTATATCTCTGTTTTTGGATCGAAAATATAAAAATCTGGATACACAACCATTCCTGTAGTCAAAGGCCCCCACCCGTATATATTATGTCGAATATTAAGCTCGCTTCCTCCATCTTTCGGTGTACCAGCAATTGAATAGAAATGAATTGCGCGGTAGAAACGTGCCGGAGTGCCATATTCATCACCACTAAACACATCAACATTCACGTCAGAACACATATCTCCAATAGGGCCTGTTGTTGTATCGCAAAGAGGTAATTGATCATCGCTTTCGAAATTGGAAAGACTTTTAAAACTAAAATCTCCTCCAAGTTTCTTATCATAAGGAACGCATGATTGTAGATTTGTTCCAATTACGAATAGATAGCGCCACGCATTGTAGAGAGAGTTTCCGTGACAAGCCCCTGTCTTGAGAGAATCAAGGTTCAGTTTAATCGACGCTTCAGGATTGGTTTCTGGATGTATCTTATTAAAATTGAGTCCCATATAATCACATATGATGAGTTTAGCAGGAGAAAGGTCGAGATGCAACAATCCTGCTGATTGAATATTGAATCTATCTGCAAGAGCACTTGTACTTGCAAAGGCCCAACAAGAACCACATTTCCCTTGATTTTTAACAGGAGATAGCAGTCCTTCCCAGACTCGGCGACCATCGAATTCATCCGGAATATCGAGCTTACGACCTGTTGTTGCTTTTGGTAATTTGTCAAAATCTACTTCATTCTGTTTGCTCGACGTTCGAAGAGTTGTCAGTGTTGGTCTTGCCTGAATCATTGCTTGTAATTCCATTTATTATAAATGAAATTTCTATTATTTATTCTTGATCTCAATGATATTCATTTGACGATTCCGATGTCGCTCAATAACACGTGAAATAATGTCGAAATAAACAAGAAACACCAATAATAATGAGCACACAATTAGCATAACAAGGAAAAAGTATTCATTAGTTGCATCAGGCACATCACAGCCGAAACAAAAACAGGTACTATGCAATGCTGAAAACACTATTGAAACTATAATGTACAAAAGAGTGATGATAATATGGGTTAGCATAAAGCCGTTTAATAATACATTTTCGACATAAGAATTGCGATCGACGAGCAAGGTATTATATGATTCAAGAATCGTTCCAAATACAACGTAAAGGCAAAACAATGCGATTGTAATCACCATACTCTTGATGAAGATTTCCTTGTAAAGGTCACACTTACTTCCTTCACCACGAGTAAAGACAATATCATATTTATAATTGCAGATTTCACAGTGTAAAATGTCATATTGTCTTGGGAGAGCCGGAATTGGTATTCCCTCATTTTTCCGATCGAACCATTTCAATAGACACGCCTTGTGAACATATTTTGAAGTGCCATTGCAATCGCAAGGCGAGATAAGATCCATTTGATTGTCAGATGAGGAGCAATAACGACATTCATCCAAGAGAGCGGTTAAGTCTTCCATTTTTAATTTTCAAAGATTCTTTGAAAAAATTTCAATTTTAGATTTCTATCGGGATGAGAAATTTTACAATTTTTCGAGTTAGAAAGGGAGAAATTAATTGAGTTGAAAGGAGAGAATCATAGTTTTCCTTAAACTTCTTCACGTTTTCCTTGAAAACAGGATTTTGTAAGTTTAACCACGAGCAATCCCAGCAACCAAGTCTTGTCAGATTCACAAGGGTATCTGGAATGGAAGTGAGATTTGGACAAGAGGAACAAAAGAGTCTTGTCAGATTCACAAGGGTATCTGGAATGGAAGTGAGTTTTGGACAAGAGGAACAATAGAGGTCTGTCAGATTCACAAGGGTGTCTGGAATGGAAGTGAGATTTGGACAATCAGCACAGTCAAGTTCTGTCAGATTCACAAGGGTATCTGGAATGGAAGCGAGTCTTCGACAATGATAACATTTGAGTCTTGTCAGATTTACAAGGGTTTCTGGAATGGAAGTGAGTTTTGGACAATGATAACAATCGAGTACTGTCAGATTCACAAGGGTATTTGGAATGGAAGTGAGTTTTGGACAAGAGTTACAATCGAGTTCTGTCAGATTCACAAGAGTATTTGGAATGGAAGTGAGTTTTGGACAATCATAACATTTCAGTAATATTAAGCTCACAAAAGTGTCTGGAATTGAAGTGAGATTTGAACAATCAGAACAATAAAGATGTATTAGATTAACAAGGGTATCTGGAATAGACAGCTAAAGCAATAGAGTTCTTTGAGAAGAACCAGACAGTCTGGAATGGATGTTATATTAGTACAGCATGAACAATTAAGATGCACCATTTCAGAATTATAATTACCTGTACAGATGATACATATTTTCCAATTTTTAATTTCACAAAATGAAAAATCATTTTCCAATTATTTTAAAATAAATGGAACAGATCAGAAGGCAATATGCAAATGATATTCGTGCAGAAATTATACACGTTGAAAAAGCCCAACAAAGAGATAATGAAAGTGTGTTTGGTCTTCGAAACCTCGCCAAAACATACAGTAAGGAAATCCTTGATTTGAAAAGAATTGAGCTTCAAGATAACATGAAGGAACGAGGCGAGAGACTTGATGCGTTAATTGCACGTGAAAAAGACACTCTCAAAGGTCGTTATGATGATGAAATCAATGAAGAATTGAAAACTCATCGAGACGCTGTTGATTCTCGTGATGCTTTTCTTGGAAAGCGCAAGCAAGAAAGACTCGATGACAAGAATGAGAAAAAGAAGCGAATGGACGTTGCTTTCAAGGCTCAGAAATATGAAAAGGCGAGTGTGAAAGATTGTAGTTATTTTAATCGACGATTTGAGCAGATCGGAGACAGCCTTCCTGAAAATATGATCAACAACCTTCGTGATATGCCAAATAACAAAGGGTATATTTGGAAAGGATGTTGGTTCTTAGGGAACCTTAATAAGGAATATGGTCAACCGCAGATTATGTTTGAAAAGCTTCGAGGAGGAGTTCTTCGAATCCACGAGTACACATCTACAGAATATCGTCTCTACGAGAAAAAGGGGGCCGATAAGAAAATACTCATCTCACGAAAGAAGAGGAAGGTTTTTAACTAAATATAACCACATTGTTTTGCCACGTATTTTTCCTCTTGTTTTTCAAGACGAAAAGGTTTCGCGCATCCAACTATCCGATTTTCAGAAAGCAATTTTTCACAAACTTCCAATGACGCATGCGGATTTAATTGCTCTGTGAGAACAATACTTCCATTCGGAAGCGATGAAAAGTAGTATGCGTGTCTAAAAATATGGCAATTCACTTGATTGATTGGAACTTCTATCCAACCATCACAATTTGGGCATTCGAAAGTATAAACACCCCCATCGAGAGAGACTTCTTTTTCAGTCATTTTTTATTTATAAATTTTTTTATAAATAAGTTATAATAGTTTGCGTAAATAAGTTAATATTTCATATAGTACTTTCACGTCAAATTCATTGTATTTCTCAATATCACGCATAATGTCTTTATTACCAGTTTTATAAGATTCCCAAGCGTATACTGATGCTTCTAATCCAGACATACAATTACTCTCAATGGTTGCTGATATCATTCCGTGGGATTGCATTGCAGAAGCAATATCTTTGAGACCGAAAGCAAAAGCACCCTTTACAACGATTGGCTCCTTCCGAAAGACTTGACACAGGTCTGTCCAATCATTTAGAATCCATTCTGTTGCAATGCGTTGTATTTTTTCCGCATCCTCAGTTCTATCAAGTTGACGGCATTCTGCAGTTCTCCAAATCTGAGGTTCAGCGTGCCAATACCAGAGTTTTGGATTTCCTAATTGTTTGATGAAGCTCACAAATGCATCCATAATTTGAAATTCACAATCTAGAGTATTTTCCTCTGAAATAAAGTTTTTATATTTCCAAGTTTCATTTTCACAGTAATAGATTCCAACCATAAAGATTGCATCGGTTTTAGTGTGTTCATCAAAAACGTCCGCGAATGTTTCAAAATCAACGAATACCTCATTACAAGGTGCGAGATTCTGCACCACCTTCGCAGGACGAATCTTATCAATTTCTTGACGATTTATATTCAAAATTTCGTTAATTATTGGGGCGTAACTTCCATTGATTCCAAGAGTATTGCTTGTGCACCTCTCATCTTTCCAAGAAAGGATTCCTCTATCAATAGCATTTTTTCGATGCTTCATTCCACATTGCCATATCATCGTAATATCGCTATTTGCAATTGCAAGCTCCTTCTTTCGGCAATTCCAACCTCCAGAATCAACGCACATATTTGGAAGTAGTTCTGGACGAGAATTTGCAACCCATGACTTTCCATTTTCGCGTACATCCCGAACCCAACTAATTGCCTTTTCGGTTTTCTGAACATATTCTTTATCAACTCCTTCGTAATCAATTACACCGAGACGATCAAAACTGTCTTGCCCAGAATAAGAAATTCCTTTCTGAGTATAGCTCCAACGTCTTCCGAGAAGATAAGCACAAGGGAAATCATATTTCTGTATTTGATTCACTGCATTCCGATAGATTTGGAGCTGAGCCTTATATGCTGTATAACTATCAGAATTAAGAAGATGTATTCCGTCTGCTCGGAGGGGCAATGTTGAAAATTTGATATCTATTACTACGTAGTAAGGTTTGGATCTCAAAGGAAGAGGGCTTTCAACAAAGATATCATTCAACTGATCGCTTCGAACGATCAAGTCAATAATACCTCGGGTTCGAGTAGTCTGGTCTTCAAAAGGAGCTGAATGAATTATAGGAACTCCTTTCTCCATCAGCTCAATGGTTTTTTCACAGCTTTCTTGAGTTATCTTATCTGAAACCGAAATAACTGGAATGAAATCATCGTTGAGGCGCTTTACAATATTCTTTTCAAATTCACATCCCTGTGCAAATATAAAGTTTGTAAATACTCCTTTTTCAACTGTCTCATTCAATTTTAACCAGTCGACAAGAGAATCATTCACCATATAGTTGTACGTATCGGTTGCAGACACCCATATTCTCCCGTCTCGTAATCTTTTTGACGGTATATCTTCAATTTCGTTTATTCTTTCCATTCTCTTCATTTTTCTATAGCTTTATTTTCGAAATTAAATTCATTTTTATTTAAAAAGGTGTACACCTTTTAGAAAATGAATTTGACTTTACTAAACTGCGCAATCTTAACGAATGACGGCTATTACGCGATGAATACCGTTCCCCTATCTGTCGTTCAGACTATGGTTCGTGACGCATCAACCATCAACTCTGCAATTGGTCACGCTTCAACAGCTCAAATTCTGACTACATTACTAGGTATTGAGGTGCCTCTGAATCGTCAACAATATCGCCAGCAGGTTCATGATGTTGCAATCGTTTTCTCGCTGAATCAGCGACTCGATGAAGGAAAAATTCTTTCTGTCGAGGAAATTAACAGGATTGGTTACACTTTTAAAACCTTGGTGAGAGAAGTTTAATCTAAAAAAATACCACATTATTTATAAAAATGGCAACATCAATAACCATAAATGACATAGTTTTTATAGAACAGATTATAAAAATCTGCCAAAGTCGTGGGGCGTTTCGTCCTGAAGAAATGGTGGATGTCGGCGCCCTGTACAAAAAAATTACTGAATTCTTGAAGACAGAAGTGAAGAGTGACGAAAAATCTGAAGGACAGAGCGAAGTGAACTCTAATTTGGAAGATGGAGCAATTAGACTTTAATTTTAAAAATGATTTAATTTTTAAAACTATTCACAGAATAAAAAACATGGGTATTAAATCTCTCAACAAATTTCTTTGTGAAAAATGCCCAGAAATATTTGAGGCAATTCATATATCAGAATACCAGTATAAGAAAATAGCGATTGATATCTCGCTTTACATGTGTAATTTCAAATCATTGTATGGTGAGGAAGGATGGCTTGGGGCCTTTATTAAAATGGTGGTGTGTCTTCGTGAGAACGATATTCATTGCGTTTTCGTATACGATTCTGGTTCCCCTCCTGAGAAGGAAGCAGAAAGACGAGAGAGACGAGAAAATCGTGATAAAACAGATTTAAGGGTCACAGCTCTTGAATTGGCAATTGAAAAGTATCATATGACTAGTGAAATCGACCAAATCTTGATTGATTTAAAAGTGGAAGATCAACCGAAATTAATTCGACCTGTTAAAAGTTCACTCAATATTCAAGCAATTGAATACAAGGTGAAAAAGATGAGACAGCAACTGTTCAATATCACCCCTACAGACTTTGAGGTCACAAGAAAATTGTTTGACATTCTTGATGTTCCATATTTACACGCTCCAATGGAAGCAGAAACGATGTGTGCAGACCTGTGCAAACAGGGAAAAGTAGATGCCGTCTTATCAGAGGATACGGATGTTTTAGCGTACGGCACTCCTTGTTTCTTGAGCAAATTCAACACGATGACAGCAACTTGTTTGCGAATTTCGCATGATAAACTTTTAGAATCTTTGAGTCTAAAAGAGGAGGAATTTCTTGATTTCTGTATCATGTGTGGAACAGATTATAATAAGAATATTTTTCGCATCGGGCCATCAAAGGCTTACAATCTTATACAGAAACATCGTTCGATTGATGTGGTTGGTGAGAATATGGATGTTGCAATTCTCAATCATAAGAGAACACGTGAGTTGTTCCAGAAATACGAGAGAGCAACGGTCAAAATTCCTTATTGTGGATTTCCAAATTTCCCCCAACTTCAACAATTTCTTATGAAGAAGAATTTGCGCATTAGCGTTGATTCACTCCAAAAAGCATTTACACATAATATTGTGATACAAGAGTGATTATAGAACTCCTACTGTATCATTATTTTGAGCTACAGATTTACCAGAACGAGCTATTGCTCTTGCTGCATTCATTTTTTGAACCAGATTTGCCTTTGCTTGCAATCTTTGTTGGTTAAATTGCATTTTTTGGGCAGGAGTAAACTGTTGAAGTGTTGAGTAGGAATTCGACTGATTGAAAGCACCAGAGCATGTTCCATTTGTAGATTCATAGCCCAATCCTTTCATTATGTTGACGTTCATTTTATTTATCAAGAGAAAATAAAATTTATAAAAATAAATGAACTTGGAAATGGTTTTAGAAAAATGGTATAATGCCAAGGAAAAATTGGCGATTCTTGAAAAGAAAATTGAAAAGTACAAGCAAACCATTTCATCAGAAATGAACAAGAAAAATCTTGACAAGTTAGTTGCAGGTTCTTACACGATTTCAAGGTCCCGAGCTTCACGAACATACGTGACTAAAGAGAGTATGCCTGTCAATTTATGGAACGAATATTCGACAAAATGCTCTTTTGACACTTATCGGCTTGCAAAGAAGTAGTAGACCACTCTTGTATGTTCTTGCATGCTTTCTGGCGTATTTTACCGTCATCAATCATGTTTTTGAGAACAGCTAGCTTCTGATAAGGTGTTAGCTCTGTATCAATGTATTTTTCAGCTCCCTCGTATATCTTTAAAAACATGATTGCAATTTTTGCACTTTCAAAATCCTGTAAAAAGGTGTTGTAGAATTCTCGAAATTCTGGATTTTCCATCATGG